GTCGTCGATGCGCGGTACACCGGGCGATGGCGGTCAAATCATGTTGGTGTTGCGGAGATTGATTTAGAGAACACGATGCATCATCCAGGCGGCGAAACAAGAGTGTGAGGGGGGGATGGACGTCCAATCCTTCAAGGCGTTGCTTGGTCAGACCGTTTCCATATTTGTGCCGCAGGAAATCGGTCACGGCTTTCGTTACGGCATCATGGTTGAGGGAGCCGTGGCGGAGGTGACCGATAGTGGCGTTTGGATCAAAAAGTCAGGTGTGCGAAAGTTTATAGTTGCCGAGACTTTACGAAACGCCGAAGTCGAAGTGATCGAAGGTGATTGGGATATGAGTGACGAATCGCGCAAACAACCAAGCGAGGGCCATGGGCAAGTTTACGTTGGGATGGCGGCTTTTGACCGGCTGGCTGAGCTTGGACGGCTGGCTGAGCTTGAACGGCAGACGGTTGACCCAATGGACAAGATTCGCGAATCAATAGCCGACAAAATTAGTAACCAATACGGCTTGCCTCGAAATTGGTTGCTCGCGCTGGACGCCGAAGACTGCGAAGTCATCGGCAATGCGTTCTTGGATTTGGCGAAGCAACTGAAAGAAGCGAAGAAAACATGAACCTCATCAAACGTCTTTTGCGCTTCGATGTTTACCTTCGGCGCGACGCGCCACTTGTGACAGAGTTTTGCGAGGATACAGACTCTCTTAGCAAAGACGTTGAAATACTCGGCAACGCGTGGCTGGATTTGGCGAAGCAACTGGAAGAAGAGGAGGAGAAGATCGGTGAGACTGACAGAAGAGGAGGAGAAGAACGGTGAGGTCGCGGCCCTAAACGATGCGCTTTACGTCATAAATCGGTCTTTAGGTTGCAACGCGATTCATTTGAAAATGGACCTCGTTGAAATGGCTTGGGTGCACCCAATCGCAGGTGATGTGCTTCGTCTTCGGTTTTCCACCAAGGATTGCGAAGCGCTATCTAAAGCTTTTGCCGAGTTGATAAATCATCTGAAACAAGCGGAGAGAACATGAACCTCGAAATCATCAAGACCCTCATCGGAAAAACCGTCTACGTCATGGCCGCCAGCTACGCTTACGCTGGCAAACTCGTCGCAGTGGACGAGCACGGCATCAAGATTGAAGACCCGAGCATCGTCTATGACACCGGCCCGTGGGACGCGGAGAATTGGTCGGATGCGCAGAAGCTTCCGACGAGTTGGGTCTTTGTTGGCGCGGCGCAGATTGAGAGCGCGTTTGCGGTTGAGCGGTAACATGCGCCGCAAAAAATACTATTCCTCGTTTGGGTCGCGGTCGTGGTCGTGGTCGGGGTCGTGGTCGGGGTCGTGGTCGGTGTCGCGGTCGTGGTCGTGGTCGTGGTCGGGGTCGCGGTCGGGGTCGAAAGGGTGAGATATGCATATCAAGCGATATGGCAAAATGTCGCGAGTGAGGTCGGGGGAGCCGTCTAAGCCTTGGTCGCGGTCGTGGTCGTGGTCGGGGTCGTGGTCGGGGTCGCGGTCGGGGTCGCGGTCGGTGTCGCGGTCGTGGTCGGGGTTGAAAGGGCGATGAGGCGGCGGTCGAGACAAAAAGTCAGGTCGCAACGAGTCAAATCCGGTGCGTCGTCGGAGTTGTTTTCCTGTTCAGGGTGGGGGGATCGGTATGCGTTCGGTTTATCGCCTGAGCCTTGGTTTTATTCTTGGTCGTGGTCGTGGTCGCTGACTTCGGGCAAGGCGCGGTCTGTGTCGCATAAGCAAATGCGTTCGAGGTCGGGGGGCGAGGCGATGACAGCACCGAAGCGCAAACCGAAGAAGGCGACTGGAAACGAAACCGTCGCCCAACTTCAGCGCGACATCGACACGCTCTCCGTCTACGCCGTGCGCTACGCGCTAGGCCGGCGGACCTACGCCGTCGCCGACGTGTGCGACGTGGTGAAACGCAACATCGACGCTCTAAACGACAACAGCGTCAACGTGATACGGCGGGACATCGCGCGAGCCCTCGAAGATGGCGACGCTGGCGACCCGTGCGACGTGGATCGGTGGCGACAGCTGCTTCAAAGCATGGCCGCGAGATAGTCGCCGATGACGCTATCTCGTGAAACCATGACCGCGTGGTCATCGCAGGCGTCGACCCTGGGAGTGTGCAGACCGCCGTGTCGTGGGTAACGCCGATACGGCCCGGGCGGGTGCGCCATATTGGCAAGGCGATGGTGCCGTCGACCGCCTACGCCATCGGGGTGCTTCTCGATACGATAGGGCCGAGCCTGGTGGCCGTCGAGTGCGCCGAGGGCGGCGTGTTTCAGCCGTTTCGTGCCAAGCATCTCTTGGCCGCGCAGTATGCCGGCGGCGTTGTAGCGGGGCTTGCGGCGGCGAAAGGCATCGAGGTCGTAACGACGAGCGCGCAGGCATGGCGCAAGGCCGTGATGGGCACGTTGAAGCGCGGGCAGAGTTATGACGAGGTGATAGCGAGGTTATTGCCGTCGGTTGTCGAGTGTTTGCAGAAGGGCAACGTGCACACGCGGGACGCTACGGGCATAGCGGTATGGGCGTCGATGCGAGCGGTGGCGCCGAAGGTGGCCGCGTCGATGTGATGTGGCGACTGGCAACTTGCGTGATGGGCTACGCAAAAAAAAACGACCCTCGTGTCGATTTCTTGGGCGTTGCTTGATTGCAGCCAAAAACAAGCGGAGCCGGCGTAGACATACGTGTTTGTGACATGCCGCACCATCGACTTTTCTCGACGTTTTTGATGTGTTGCCGTTCACCGCCGTCGCCTGGTGGCGGGTTGCTATTGGCCAACGTTCTGAATATAGAACGCCGCCACAAGCGAGACCGCAAGCGAGAGGGGAATAGTAATGGTCGTGAACGAGCAAGAGTTTAATCGACGTGTTGCGAAGGCGATGAAGTGTCTGAGTGACGGGGCGATTGGCCCGATGTTGGCAGCCAACATCATCGTAGAGATCGTCAAGCATTGGCCGGAGTATCGCGATTTGACTGATTACAAAGACCCGCGCAAATGGGTATTTGCAACGTTTGGCCATAAGTACGGGTGGTTTCGTCGTCGCGCGGAAGCCTACTCCGGCCTAACGCCAGAGGTGGCGGTGATGTTGGAGCACGACGCGGCGGCGTTTGTGTTTCGGCGCTACTGCGACACCGAACTATTGCCACACGTCGTCACTGCTATCGTTGCGTGCAAGAACGAAACGATAGGCCAGTATCACGGTGCTCCGCCTATCAGTAAGCCGAAGATTGTAAGCGTGCTGAAGGGCTACAAGGAGCTTGCGCCATACTTGAAGGGCAAGACTGCGAAGCGCACGGTGGAGTGTCCTGCGTGCAAAGAGAAGGCCGCAAAGATTGCGATTCTTGAAGCGCAACTCGCGGCCGTACGGAGTGCTGCAAACGATACCGAAGTCATCGCAAGGCCCGGCATCACCAAGGCGGCGCCATCGTTGGCTGAGGCGGAATTTGGCGGCAGGTTTGCGAAGGTGACTACCGGCGGGGAATAGCCGAGTTGATGGGCCGATGCGGAAGAACGAATGACAGTCGATTAGAGCGAGCCACATCTCGAGAACGAATGACATGCGACCAGAGCGAGCCATACTGGCAGAACGAATGACAGCTTGGTCGAGCGAGCCATCCCGGCCGAACGAATGACACGCCTTCGGAGCGAGCCAGTTGCCGAGAACGAATGACATGTCACCTGAGCGAGCCAGTCGTCCAGAACGAATGACATTGACGTGAAGCGAATCAAATCCAAATCAGTGAACACCAAAGCGGGGAATGCAATGCCACGTATTAAAAAAGAGAAGACCGAAGCTGAAAAGTTCATCGCCGCCGCCGAGCGCAAACGCAAGGCGACACCGATGCCTCCACCGAAAGACGACCCTATTGCGGAGCTCAGGCAGCTAACGCTTGAGCACCACGCGCTATATCGAACGATGCAGTCTTTCGATTCGGTGTGCCGTGACAGGACGATTCGCAAGGGTGACCGCAAAGGCCAAATCATCCCGAGCCCTTTGCCGATGGTGATGCGCGAGGAAATTCAGCAGCTATGCCATGGCGACAAGGCAAAGAAGCGAAGCGGGTACATCGACGACGGCAAAGCGCGCTTCACGCTTTCAATGGAGGGCGAGATGAAAAAGAAAGAGGCGCTCATGGCCCGCGCACTCAAAAGCGTCCCTATCTACAACCAATTTCTGAAGCACGTGTACGGCCTCGGTCCAGTGGTGAGCGCGTATCTCGTGAGTGAGATTGATATCCACGACTCGACTGATGACAGAGGCAACGTCATCAGGGCGCGCAAGCCGTCGGCGATCATCAAGTACGCGGGCTTTGCGATTGACCACAAAATCAACCGGCTAGACCGTAGGACGAAGGGGCAAAAGAACGGGTACAATTCCGAGCTTCGCAAACGGATGTACCAGTTTTTGACCGCTAGCTTCAAAAACGCGAGCCCCAAGAAACACGGCGGGCACGTGTCGAGTAAGTACCTCGACGTCTGGGCAAACAAGAAGATCGGCGTGCTTAGTCGGCAAGCGCCTCCCGGTGGTCGTGAGCCGACCAAGGGCAGCGCATTTAGCGCCGGATGGCACACGGCGGGGCGCGTGTTTCTCAACGATCTCTACACCGTGTGGAGAGCCATTGAGGGGTTGCCTGTGTGGCCCGATTACTACGCGGCAAAGCTAGGGTATGGGCACGGCGGCAAAATCGTCGTGAACGCGCCGACGATGCTGAGTGTCGACGAAGCCCTCGCCCTTGTCGGCGACGTAGGCAAGTACCGCATCGAGCATCCTCTTGCGCTCTTCAATTCGACAGGCGACGCCGATGGCGACATGACCGAGTTAGTGGACGGCGCCGAGATGGATGACGTCGACGGCGTCGAAGACGCGTTGATGGAGGACGCGGCGGAATAGAGGATTTGAGTGGCCGGATAGGAAGAACGAATGACACTTAACCGAAGCGAGCCATCACGATGGAACGAATGACATGAGGCTGAAGCGAGCCAAGCACCAAGAACGAATGACACATCACCTAAGCGAGCCATCACGATGGGACGAATGACACGCCTTCCGAGCGAGCCACGGCCGATGAACGAATGACAAAGCATCGGAGCGAGCCACCTTGTCGGAACGAATGACAAGGTATGGAAACGAGCCAATGTGCAGGAACGAATGACACGCCGGTTGAGCGAGCCATGGCGATCGAACGAATGACATGTTTCTTGAGCGAGCCAAGAATACGCAAACGAATGTCGGAAAACCGAAGCGAGCCAAAGTGTTGGAACGAATGACATGTCACCCGAGCGAGCCATTTGGGCGGAACGAATGACATGTCACCCGAGCGAGCCATCGGCGCCGAACGAATGACACCGCCATCGAGCGAGCCATCAGTCGAGAACGAATGACAGAGACGCTAAGCGAGCCATTTGCGAGGAACGAATGACATGCCCCCCGATCGAGCCAAACTTCTTGAACGAATGACATCGAACGAAAGCGAGCCAACGTTGACGAACGAATGACAGCTTGGTCGAAGCGCCCCAAACCAACCACGACAAGGCAATCTGCACGTGTTGCCGTGGTTGGTTTTTTTATTGGGCTTTGACTAAAGCAAAGAGCATGGGAAAGAACGTTGACCCTCAAGTCTTCTTTCGAGTCTCGAAGCAGCAGAGGGCGGTTATCGACAATTTGGTTCAAAAGTGGAATGCTCAAAAAGGCAGAGCCACGCGTTCCAAAGTGCTGCGGCACATCGTGATGAGCTACTGCGAATCGCACCTAACAAAGAAGGAGCGCGATCGCGTCAGTCGCAAGGTTGAGGAACCTTCCTTTTATGTTCGGGTCAATCCGTACGAAGATGCGGACCGATTTTGGTCAAGGGCGAGTAGGTTGGCGTCGACCGACCCGTTCTTTCGGCGGACATACGAGATACTTCTTCGATCTGATGAGCCGGTGTTGGTTACGGAATCTTGGCTGATGTTGGCGCGAACAATACCAGGCTTTAGTGCATCTCCGCTGCTCGTGAACAAGACGCTGCCTAAGAGGCTGGAAAAGTACGGGTTCCGCTATTCGATTTGGACTCCAAACGAGATAGCGAATCTCCTTCACGCTTGCGCAAAACGTCTGCATCGTTCGGTCTCAAGCATCTTTCGTTACACAATTAGTCAGCATCTAACGAAGGACATGCAGATTTCTGTAGCGACAAGCAACGTCAAGCCGTTGCCGTTAGATGGCAAAAGATGCGTTTGGGTTTGTGTGAGCAAAGAAGACGTTGACCGGTGGATTGCGCGTGCACGAGCTCAAGGCCTTTTTCCAAGAAGGCTGCTTTTGTTGCACGTGTGTGACCATCTTGTTTGCGCAGGCGTTCTGTCGCACGACGAAGAACAAATGCTTTTGGGCTTTATGGCGTATTTGGCAATGAGGCTAAGCGCGCGTAAAAATAAAAAGAAACCATCGCTCGCAAAAGTGATGACACGAAAGACGTACGCCTTTTCGACGCGAGGCCAAGATTTCGCGGCCTAGTGCCAGTCTCGCTCGAAAGAAAAGCCGCCACATCGCCCGTGACTTGCCGTAAGGTTGCCGCCGTTGGCAGTAAGCAACATGGGCAACTTCCCAATCGGAGAGGGCGATGGGCAAGACCAACAGGGCGGCAACGGTCGGCGTCGAGCGTGAGCTGGAATGGTATTTTTGTTGCGCGGGCGAGGTGATGGGCCTGCATGGCGCAAGCCTCGAAAGCAGCGGCGGAACCATCTGGGATGCGCGAGCGCTGGAACGCCTGCACGTGTCGCGGCTAGACCACGGGCGGCGCCGCGACATTGAGCGCGTGCAACGGGTGCGTGCGGTGCTGGCGGAGCTGACAGCCGAAGCGGTTGCCATCATCACGGCGGCGTTCACACCGAGGCCGTGGGATGCAGCGTTGCGGTCGGCAAGCGGAAGGGCTGGCGAGTACGGCACGCTTGCCGGCCTGGTTGTGACTGGCGACGAAGCGCACAAGGCGTTCGTGGAGCGCCGCAAGCGCGAGCCACGTGACGGCACGGAGGTGGCGCGTCACTTGGCTGAGTTTGCCAGAACCGAGGCAAGGGCGCGCGTGTTCGCTCCGTTGGTCCGAGCGGCAAGGCGCCGGCTGGACGGGGCGCTGGCGGCCTACGTGGCGGTCAGGGACGGCCATGCGCAAGCCGCCAAGACGAGGCGGGATGCCTACTACGCGGAGCTTCGCGCGGGGCTTTTGTGACGGCGGCGGACGACGCGCCGGGGCTGGCCAAGTGCAGACCGGAGCGGCTGGTGTCGCTACCGGCCTACGCGCGCATGCGTGGCGTGGCATACACGACGATGCACCGCACGCTGATGGCGCTGGCGAGGGCTGACGTGGCGGAGCATGGGCGGTGCGATTGGCTTCACGATTCGGGGCATGGACGCAAAAAATGGATCAATTTGTCGCGCCTAAAGCGAGCGCACCCGGTGCTGTTTCACGCGCGTTTTGTTGCACGCGAGGAATTTGAGGGCGTCGTCGAACGCGTGTCAGAACTAGAGGCCGGGCAAACGGACCTCCGCAAGCGCACGCAAGCCATTGCCGCAAGCGTGCGAGACGTTCGGGGCGAGGTGGCGCGTCGGAAAGCGGGGTAGGGGGCAACTATCCGGTGACGCCGGATGGTTGGAGCGGCGGCACAAGGCACAAAAAAACGACGGCGCACCGGGCAACCCCAGCACGCCGCCGCCGACCGCGATAGCGCCGTCCAACGGGAAACGGTAGCACCGGTCGAACTACTTCTTGAGCTTGTAGTCGTTGGGCCTATTGAGAAACCGCACCACTTGCTGAGGTGCCTGACGGCCGTGTTTGACCATGAAGACAATGCTTATGGCGACGTTCTCGTTGCCGACCTGCGTTTTGCAAACGCGTACTTTTTCTTTGGCGTCATAGATCACTTCCGTGGGCGGGTTCATGCCCGTGACGGCAATACGCCCAGCAAGAAGGTCATGCGCTTCGAGCACGACGGCACGTTGCACCGATTCCAATGAGCATCGCAATGGGGGACCATCGGGTGCAGGACGAGCAATCGGGTCGGCAAAGTAGCGCCACGTATTGGCAAGCACGATTTCGCCGTTTGGTAGCTTCCACACGACCGACGGAATGTGAGCGCCGGGGATGTATGGATCGTCGTCGGCGAGGGCGGGGCAAGCGAAGGACGAGGCAAGGCAAGCGGCGGCAACAACCAAGCGAATGGAACGGCGTGCTGTCATGGTGACCCCCTTCTATGTGATGGCTTAGTCAGTTTCGCCTACGCAACCCGTTGGCGCCATGACCTACCAGGTCAGTTCGGGGCCAAGCGTGTTCAGTTGTGCCTTGCGCGCCTCGTAGTCGGGCATGATGCGACCGAGGGCGGACCAGAAAGCCGCGTCGTGGTGGTCGTGGGCGAGGTGGGTGACTTCGTGCGCAAGCACGTAGTCGATAAGGGCTTTGGGGGCTTGCATAAGACGCCAGTTGATACGGATCACACCTTTGGAGCAGCTTCCCCACCTTTTAGCTTGGTTGGTAACGAGCACCTTGGGCATCGCGGCGCCGGCTTTGACGGCCCACGCATTGACGGCGGAGGCGACGATCTCGCGAGCGGCGCGCGTGTAAAAGGCGATGAGGGCGGTGCGGACACAGGCCGCCGAGTTGGCGGCCGTGGTGTTGGTGGGCACGTGAACGACGATAAAGTTGCCATCGACCGCAACGGGCTGAACTTGTTCGCTGCGCACGACGCGGAGGCGGTATTGACGGCCAAGGTAGCGGAACGTTTCGCCCGAAACAAACTCATGTTCGGGCGCGGGCGCCAAGGCGGCGCGCTGCCTGAGCTTGCCCACAATCCACGCTGCCTTGGCCAACACTACCCGGTCAAGACGAGCAACCTCGACCGCGTTTGGGGCGGAGATGACGACGGCGCCCGAAGGCGAGACCGCAACACCGACCGTTTTGCGGCTGCACCGAACGATGGCGTAGTCAATCTCGGTGTTGCCAAACTGCACTGTCGATGTCTCGTTCATAACCAAAGCATGACAGCGGGCCGGCCAGCGTGCAACCCAACCAAGCAAAATAGCTACGACAAGGTGGGCAACAGGCCAAACCAAGGGCAAATAAGGACAACGCCAAACGATGGCCCGTAAAGGCCTGCTAACGGCGTCAAGGCCGCGTTAGGCCACCTAAGGCGCCAAGCGCTGTCGAGAGGCCAAGAAAGGCCAGTAGCGGCAAAGCAAAGGGCAAGTGCAGGTCTCATCACCGCCGGCCCGGGAAGTCAGCACGTAGCCAGTCGGCAAGGGCCAGGCGCACGGCCTCGGCGCGGGTGACGCCGCGGTCGGCGCAGGCGTCGGTCAGCACGTCCGCCATCTCGTCTGGCAGATACAGTTCGATACGCCGGCCACGGCGCTCGGAATGGGGGATGGTCGGCCCGCTGGTGACGACGTTCCGCACGCGTTTTTTCCCATTCGCCGCAGCCATACCGCCACCGTACCAGCGTACGGTCAGCGGCGCCACCTACGCGCCACAAGCAAATCGGCAACGCCCGCAAGTCGCCAACATCGCTAGCCTTTCCGCGCGCATCCCACCATGTGCGCTCTCCCAACCTCTTCCAACCCCTCCCAAACCCACCCCCTGATTAGTAGGCGCAATAACCCGGGTCGATCGGGTAGACGTGTCAGGCCTCGCGATGAGGCATCAAGGAAAAGATGAAGCACGGCCACTAGGCCGCTCAGCCAGTCATCCAACCATCCCCCAAAGCCCGCCAAGTCAACGCCTACGGCAAATGAAACAATCACCGTCAAGTAAGCCAGTAAGGCGGTAACGTTGCGCGGTGTCGCAACGGTACAGCCGGCAACCACGTAGCTAGCTAGCGGTGACGGTAGCTAGCGGAGCGGTCAGCTCGTCAGGCTCGAGTGACGTTGCTCGTCACGAGGGATCGGCAAGTTAGTTAGACGCTCGAAGTAAGACGGAACGTCGTCTGATGTCTGACGTGGACGGGGGGTATTAGGGGGGTGAATCGGCAACGGTGTCAAGACACCAGTGAGCCTCAGTTGTCGATTGACAACGTAGCGTCCACACCACGCCGAGCGGTAACGGAGCTACCCCCCCAAGTTACCCCCCAAGCTCCCCCCTAACCAGCGCCGTAGCTGCCCCCCATCAGCAAGGCAGCTCCCCCCCAAACAGCCCGCAAATCGTCAACACGTTTAGCGGCAAGATGGAAAAGGCGGAAAAGGTAAGGATTGCGATAGGTTGGAGATGGCGGTGGGCAAATTCGAGGGTGTCAACACTAAATAGGCTAAACGACTGGGGGGACGAGCCCCCAACTGGTGAGATGGCCGGGAAAGGCTGGGGATGGTGGGGCGGCGAAGGGCGGCAAAGCGGGTCGGAGGGACGGGGGGTGGATGATGCTGGCGGGAGATGGATGGGTGGTGCCCGCAGCCCCGTACTGAGGCCGGTTTTCTCGATTCGGTAGCACCCCATCCTACCCCCCCCTTTTTTTCGTGGCATAGCTCCAATGTATTCCAGTGTCGCATCCACAAGGTGGGCAAGGTGGGACGGTGCGCGCTGGGCTCGTCAAAGCGTCGTCGCCCGCGTAACGCGTTGCCGTCGCGATTCGTCAGCTCGGGTCGACAAAAGCGAAAAAGCCCCGGGGCGCGAGCCCCAGGGCCTTGCGTGACCGCGTAGCGGCTCAGTGAGCAGCGCGGCGCAACACGACGTCGACGGTGCACGCGCGCCACGCGCCACCGCGCTTGGTCGGGTAGCCGGCGGCCGTCAATTCGGCGGCAATGGCGCGGAGTGAGGCGCCCTCGCTGCGGCGGCGGACCATCATCTCCACCGCGGCGGTCTCCTCCTCCACCGTCTCGATGCGCCCATCGGCCCCGTGGCGCTCGCCGAGGCGCTCGAACCCGTGGCCCACGCCACGCGCGCGCTTGGCGGCGACGGCGCTCTTGGTGCGCTCGCAAATCGTATCGCGCTCAAATTCGGCGAAGGTGCCAAGCAAGGAGAGCATCATGCGCCCGGCAGCGGTCGAGGTGTTGACTTGCTCGCTCGCCGATAGGAACGCTACGCCCTTGGCGGCAAACGCTTCCGTCAGCTCGAGCAAATCCGCAAGTCGGCGGGTCAGGCGGTCGATTTTCGCCACCACCACGGCGGCCACTTCCTTGCGTGCTACCGCGGCACGGAGCTCGGTGAGAGCAGGGCGGTCGGTGGTGCTGCCCGAGATGCCCGCGTCCACGAACACGCGGACGGTGCCCTCAAGGCCGGCGGCGACGACGAACGCGCGGCAGCGCGCTTCTTGCGCCTCGAGACCTAGGCCGCTGGCGGCCTGCTCGTCGGTCGACACGCGGCAATAGATGGCGACGGTCTTGGCGGCGGCGGCGGATGACGTGTTGCTCATGACCTAGTTGTGACCGCGGGCCGGCCAGCTGGCAACGTCGCCACATTTGATTTGTGAGACCCCGTGCGCACACGTCGGCAAGACGGGCACTGAACAGCCCGGGCAAGCCGGGACGTCTATAGACAGGCGCCTATAGACGCAATTCCACGCGGCAAAATAAGCCGTTCCGTCAATAGACGCGGCGAATCTACGGGGTTTCTCGGGTGTCTATAGGCACGACGCCCCCGCGGTGTGCGACGGCCTCGCCCTAGCTGGCCAGTCGACCCCCGATGCGCCGCCATCGCGCCACCTTCGGGGACGCGTCGCTACGTAACGCGACAACGGAGCAGGGGACCGGACATGCAGGGCGCCTTCGCACCGTGTGCGCAACGTAAGGCGAAATCCCATCGACCCCCTGTTAAAACAGCGCCCCCCCTTTCCCATACCCAACCCAATTTCTCACCTATCCCACCTTTCCTCACAACACTTGCACACTACACGCAACAGGTTCCCATGGGCATAGGCGACGGCAACAGCGCAAAACGCGACAAGCGCAGAATCGAAACCGCACAGCGTCGCGAAAAGGCGATGGAGATGCGTTGCGCGTCGCACACCTACGAGAGCATCGCCAAGGCGCTCGGCTATCACGACCGCGCGCACGCGTATAACGACATTCAAAAGGCGATAGCCGAGATTGGTCGCGAGCCAGCGGAGCACTTAATCCGCATGGAACTCCGCCGCCTTGATGCGCTCGTGAAGGCGATCTGGAACGAGGCGGTGACTGGCGATTTGCGCGCGATTGATCGCGTACTTCGCATTTTGGAGCGCCGTGCAAACATGCTGGGGCTCGACGCGAAGAAGAGTGTCGACACCGAAAACGATATCGAGAAGGCGCAACACATTGTCAATGTGCTGATGACGGCGCAAGCGCACACTGCCAAGTTGCCAAGCGAAAACAATTAGTCACTTGCATTCCGACGTAGACGACGACGACCTCGACCTATTGGACGAGCTGGAAGCGCGTGTTGCGGCCTCAGCGCAAGCCCAAGAAGGTCCACGCACGAACGCCGTCGACGTGCGTTTGAACGGTCCGCAGAGCCGAGCATTTGAGCTACTAAAGCCCGGTGTGACGGTGGCAACACCGTGGGGCCGCGGTGTTGGCAAATCGATGTTTCAGCGCATTGCTTGGTACATCCAAGTGGCGCAACACGACGGCCGCCCGCGACCCGATCACATCATCCAAAAAGGCATTCGCATTGTGCTTTTGGCGCCGACGTTCAAACAAGCGGTGGACGTGCACGGGTCGTGGCTTGATGCGGAGCTCAACGGGAAGTGGAAGTTTCTGAACGGCAAGTTGAACCGCACCAAGTGGCGCGTCGACTTTCCGGGCGGGTCGTGGATACAGTTCTTCGGTTCGGAAAACGCCGACACGGTGCGCGGTGTTCGGTGCGATTTTGTCACCGTGGACGAATGCGATGACGTCGACCCCGACGTCTATGATGCCATCTGCCAGCCGTGGCTATCGGAGCCTTGGAGCTTCAAGATGCGCCTTGCGGGCGGTACGCCGCGGCGTGGCCGTCATGGGCTTCTGTACAAGCTCTACGACTTGGCAAAGAACGAAGTTCCGGGGTTTTATTCGGTGCACGCAACGTACAAGGATGCGCCGGAGAACGTGTCGCAGTCGTTTGTTGAAGAGGTAAGGCAGACGACGCCCGAAGAGATTTTCAAGCGCGAATGGGAATGCGACTTCGACAGCGCGGAAGGTCTTGTTTACTCCAACTTCATCGAGGGGTTCCACGTTCGGAAAGTTGACCCTGCAACGCGGTGGACTGAGGTTTTGATCGGCGTCGACCATGGTTGGGAAGACCCTGGCGTCATCCTTGTCATCGGCGTCCAAGGGTCGGGAGCCGATGCCACGTGTCACGTGATTCACGAGGTTTACGAATCGCGAAAAGACACCTCGTGGTGGCAGCAAGTGGCGCGCGAGTACGCCATCAAGTACCCGGGCGCGCGGTGGTATTTGGACCCGTCGCGGCCTGACCGCATCGAGGACTTCCGCAAGGTGGGCATACGGCCTCAAGAGGTCGACAACTCGATTGAGGCTGGCGTGGCGGCGGTGCAAGACCGGTTGACGATACGGCCTATCTACCGGCTGAAAACCTACGCGCGGCTTTACGTCGATCCTGTGTGTCGAAACACCATTCGCGAATTTGGTTTGTATCGGCGAAAGCGCAATCCGCGAAACAAGTCGGAGATTTTGGAGAGCATCGAGGACAAGCACAATCACACAATGGATGCGCTTCGTTACGCCATTTTCTCCCGCTACGGCTCGCCGCAAATCGTTCGCAACTTGAACAATCTCCCATCGTACTGAGAACGGACTTCCGACGTGCCATCTTTGCCTTATGGCGTTCTTGCCCAACGCTCGCCCGACTACCGCGCAAGCGAATGGGAGATGCTTGATGACTTGTACGAGGGCGGCTTTCGCATGGCGCGAAACGCAACCCGCCACATCACGCGCATTTACGGCGAGACCGACGACCGGTACCGCGATCGCATTACGTCGACGAGCTACATCAACTACTTCGGGCAAATCGTCGACTACTTTGTTGCCAGCTTGTTTGCGCAGGAGATGACCGTCAACCCGGCCTCCGACGCCGACAACCCGCTCACCGTTGGCAGCTTGCCAAACGATGAGTTTTACGAATTGTTTGCCGATGACTGCGACATGCGAGGGACGAGGTTCCCAAACCTCCTGCGTCGCGTGCTTGCAACCGCCCTTTGCAAGCGCACGGCGTACGTGTGCGTAGACTTGCCGGCAAGCGACAACGATGCCCAAAGCCTCGCCGAAGAAGAGGGCATGGGGCTCTTGCGCGCCTACGCCTACGAACTTCCCAACGAGCATCTCATCGACTGGCAAACGAACGACGAAGGGCAACTGGTTTGGGCCATCCTAAACCGCTGCGTCGTTGAACGAACGGACCCCGAAGCAAGCCGGGGCGAGGTTCGGGAAGAGTTCAAGGTGTGGCGGAAACGCTCCGACGGCGTTGTGTCGTGGGAGCTTTATCGGCTGACGTACCGCAAGGACACGACGCCCAAAGACAATCAAGAAGTGCAGCTTGTGGCGGCGGGCGAAACATCGTTCGCGCGCATTCCCATCATCAAGTTTGAACTTCCGACGGGCCTCGTTGTCGGCGAGAAGATTGCGCTGGTGGCTCGCGAGCACTTTCAGCGCCGAAGCGCGCTCAACGCCGCGCAAAACAAATCACTTGTCTCCCTTCCCGTTGCCAAACTTGGCCCCGAAGTCAGCGCCATTGGTGGCGACTTGCCAAGCGACAGGCAGCAAGACCCTTACCGTGGTGATGACCCGATTGGACGCTTTCAGCGTCAAGGATTCATCGTCATTGGCAAGGAAGACAGCATCGAATTTGCCGAACCGAAGGGCACAGCTTACGGCCTCACCGACAAGCAAATCGACGGTTTGAAAGACGAGCTTTTCAGGGTTGTGCACTTGATGGCCGCTTCGGTCGGCAACGATTCAAACACCATGCGCCGCTCGGGCGAGTCGAAGATACAAGATCGGTACGCCGAAACGGTGGTGCTCAAAGCCTTAGGGCAAATCGTTCGGGCGTTCGCCGTCGAAGTGTACGAGTGCATCGCCGAGGCGCGCGGGGAGCGCGTTGTGTGGACGGCGCACGGGCTCGAGACGTTCGATTTCGACGACCGCGTCGACCTCATCAACGAGGCTGTGCAGATGGATCTGGTCACCATCCCAAGCCCAACGTGGAAGCGGGCGTACAAAACGGACATGGCGTTCCGGCTTCTTCGTAACTTGCCTCCGCAAACACAGGAGGTCATCCGTCAGGAGATTCTCGCCGGCGTGACGTCGGAAGTTGAGATGAGCGCGTTGATGCAAGGCGATGAGGCATCGAATGCGCCCGTACCGCCGCCAAGTGCAAGCGACGTAAGCCTCCCTGACGCCGAAGACGACGACGACGCCGAAGATGGCTGAAACGCAGCTAAGCGAGGATGAGCAGCGGCGACGTGAACGCGAAGAGATGGCCGTCGGCGCGATTCTCTTACGCACCGAAAAGGCGACTTGGAAAAACGTTCACCGAGCCGTTCGTGATGCGACGGCGCAAGTTGCTTACGACGTGGCGGTGGCCCAAGACCGCGAACGTCGCGATACCTACCGTGAGGCCGCGGTATTGGCCCTTGTGCTGGCCCGCGGGGCAGAGCTTGAGCAGCGACTAAAGCGCGAATTTCTCGCAGGACGCGCCGAGGCTCGCAAGCAAGCCGACGTTCTTTACCGCGCTCGCGTGCAACAGGTGGCCGAGCTTGATGCCGCGTACCGGAAAAGTATTCAAGTCATCGACCAGATGCGAGCACAGGCCTCCGCCAACGTTGTGAGTGATGCCTGGAAACGGGCGACGGCGGGAGCATCGTCCAAGCCTTCCACCAAGGCACTTGAGGACGCGCGGAAAACGGTCACGCCGCGAATCGACATGAACGTGACGACCGAGACGTGTCACGCGTTCAATGACCAGTTCGTTCGGGTCGACCAAGCCACGCGCGACCGTCTCGAGGAGGCCGGCGTCAAACCGGATTGGACGTGGCGGTGGAGCGCCGTCATGGACAAAAGCACATGCGATACATGTGCTGGGTTGAACGGCAAAGAGTTCGACACAATGCGTGTCGATGCTGTCGAAATGCACCCTCCGCTTCATCCTCGTTGCCGGTGCTTTCTGTTCTTCGTGCGCGGTAGCCGCGGGAGGTCGCTCGTTGACCTGTACCGCCGAAGCGACATGACAATCAACGTGCCTCTGCGTACGCCGCGGTGGCATTTGCCGCTGGCGCCAAAGTCGGCGTTTTTGAAGCGATAGATTTCGCTGTTCATCAATCGTTGCAGTCTGCAACCGCAACGGCGCCCGCGTAGTGGCGCTTGTGACACGGAGTGACGTTGATCGTCAGACCGCAGGGCACCGGTGCGCCCGAAACCACCGACGGCAACGACGAGCCGCAATCGTCGCAGGGCGAGACGTCTGGCCCAAACTACGTCACCGAAGGGAAGTTGAACGAGCTGGTCAACCGCGCCATCACGGCACGGTTTTCGGCATTTGAAAAGAAATTCGGAAATCAAATTTCGGAATCGGTCGCAAGCCTCATTCCGAAGTTTGAAGAGCTTGTGCAAGCCAAATTGCCGGCAAACGCTGCGGCAAATGCATCTCCCGCGGACAAATTGGAAGAAAACCCATTTGTCAAAGGATTGCAGAAAAAGCTTGCCGAGCTTGAAGAGCAAAACCGAAAAGCCCAATCCGAACGGGACACCGAACGCGCGCGAGCGCGTGACGTAGCCTTGCGGCAACGGCTTTCTGAAGAGCTTGCTCGTCACGGCATCGACAGCCGTTACACCAAGCAAGCCATCGGGTTTCTTGTCGACGCTGAGAAGCGTGTTCGTTGGGAAGACGACGGCGAAAGCCTCGTGTTTCGCGACGCGGACGGCAGTGAAATTGACCTTCAAACAGGCCTGCGGAGTTGGGCGAAAACCGACGACGCAAAGATTTACATGCCGCCTCGTGGGGTAACGGGATCGGGCGACCGAGGCGGAGGTGTTGCTGCAAAGGCGGCACAAGGGAACGGCGTGAAGCGCGGCGACTTGTCGCGGCTTCTCATGTCGACCTTTGGGCCGAACGGCACCGGCACGGAGTGAGCCCGTCCCTGAAAGACGACTATTATGGCCGCAGAGACCCTTTCTTCCATTTCCGGCGCTCTTGCTCAGACGTTTGCGCCTCAAATCACTCGCCTGTGGAACAGGCAAGCCATTCTCGCTCGTACGCTCCCCGCCGTTCCTGGCACGGGGCAGGGCGGTGGCCAGAACATCGCATGGGATGTAGAGTATTCGGGCGCAAGCGCGGACGCGTTTGCCGAAGGGTCCGACGTTTCAAGCGGCGAGTTCGCTACCGATCCAGTCACCAAGGCTCAGCTCCCTTGGGGTCAGTATCGCTCGGGCTTCCAGCTCTCGAATCTCGAGATTCTGGCCGCCGCCAACAACATTGGCAACGCCACGGCTCTCGAGGACATCGTCGGAGAGCGATTCCTCGGAAGCATCACCAAGCTGATTTCCAAGATCAATTTGGACCTCTTTTCCGGCACCGGAACCAGCAACGGCGCGCCGAGCATCATCGGCCTTGATGCCGCCCTTGCATCCACCGGAAGCTACGCCGGCATCAACAAGGCGTCGGTCACCGAGTGGGCTGGCAACGTGTCGAGCAACGCCGGCACGGGACGCGCTTTGTCGCTCTCCTTGCTTGCGGGCGGTGAGCAACTTGCCTTCGTCAACAGCGGCATGGAGCCTTCCGTGCTTTTCACGACGGCGGCAATTCACTCGAAGTACGAAGGGCTTTTCAATGACATCGTTCGCGTCGTGAACGATGGCAAAGGCCCCGTGCAGTCGTTCCAAGGCTCTGCCAACAACCTTTACTGGCGCGGTAAGCCGGTCGTTCGCGACCGCAACGCTACCGCCGGTAGCTTGTACATGATCAACCCCGACGAGGTTGAGCTCGTCTACATGCCGTGGCCCGGTTCGATGCCCGATGGCGTCGCGTCGATGGCTCGCGGTCTTGAATCGAGCAACGGTCTCGACAGCGAAAGCACGCCGCTCATGGCCCGATGCATCCCTCTTGGACGCACCGGCTCGGGCGTGAAGTTCGTTTGCGAGATTTACGTTCAGCTCAAAGTGAAAAGGCCCGGAGCGCACGTCCTAATCAAGGACTTGCTCGAAGCCTGATAGCCGTTCCAAGGCGCCGGAGTTGTTCGTCACCCGCTGAGCGTTTGCAGCGCGCGCGTTTACCCCCCTCTTCGCGCATCCTCCTGCAACCGAGCACGTTCGACGGCGTGTGCCGATGACTCCGGCACCTTGGGATTTTTTTGTCGAAAGGTCTGTAATGGCTCGCAATGTTTCACAACCCACCGAACGAAAACTAACGCGGTGGAAAAATAACAAGTCGTTCGTCCAGCAATTCACGCTCATCGACAACGGCAACCCGCGCGTATTTCGATTCGAGCCGGGCGACGAGGAAACCATCGATAGCTTGTTCGACCACGCTATTCAGCGCGTGCACAACGGCGTCATTCTTGGCGGTGAGGCTCCACAACTCACCAACCTTGACAGGCCTGAGCTAAAGCTAGCCGACTTTCTCGACACCGAGCTTCAAGCCCGCAAAGACGCCGAAGCCGCCCTTGTGGCGGCGCAGATGTCAAAGCAGAAGGCCGAGCAGGAAATGATGCTCGCCGCCGCGCGAGCCGCACAAGCCGCCAAGGCCGTGGAGGCCGAAGCTAAACCCGTCGACGCGGATAAAAAGAAGTAGGCGAAGCCGTGGCGTTTTCGGAAGCCGACCGCGTGCAAATTCGACTCTACCTAGGGTTTGGCTCGCTTTACCTGCAAGCCGATCCACGGCTTGAAAACGCCATCACCGCGCTGCAATCCGTCACGGACGGAGGCACACGGCCAACCAATGACGCCGAGCTCGTTGCAAAGGGCATCCTGACCGAGCTTGCCGACGTCGATAGCCGCATCAAGGCGCTACGTGACCAGCAAGCCGCCACCGAGGTTGTCGGCGAGTTGCGCTTAGACGCAGCTCGCGAACAGCAGCGCCTATGCACCGAGGGGCGACGGTACGTCCACCGGCTAAGCCGAATGCTGGACACGTTCCCCCGGTCCGATGCCTTTGGCCCGGCGCCAATCCTCACGGCCACGCAAGACGCACGTAGGAGCGCGTACTGATGAGCCTTCGCACTAGCCTTCTGCCAGCCCTTGAAAAGTTGCGGGGAATCATCCCGACGCAGCTAGGGCTACGGCCACACTCGGTCACGGTGCGCGTTCGCACGTGGACGGGGCCAAGGCCAGGCGTAGGCACGTACACCGATGTGGATACGGTTTTAACCAACGCCGGCGCGAATGTAAAAATCAAACCGGTGACAACCGCCGACGTTGTCGCAAGCGGCGGACGGTATGCGTCGGGTGATTTTCGCGTAGGCCCTATGACGCCCGAGCACGCAACCGGCGGGACGCCCGATTCCGTCATCGACCCGCCTCGAAGCGCCACGGCGCGCGAGGTGTTTTTCATCCTCGAAGGCCCAGGATTGCCTTCCGAGGGAGCGTTCTGCAAACGCGTGGACGCGAATCCTTTTGGCCTTTTTCGCAGTGAGATAGTCGTGCGCCGTACCGGTGAGAGACCATGATTCCCGTCGTCAGCATCGACGCGGATAAGTTCGTAGCGGACCTAAAAACACTGGGTCAGACGCTGGAACGCGTCGCGAATCAAGTCGTACATGACGCCGCGGTGGTAGCAAAACGCTCCGCCGACAGGACCGACAAGTACGAAGACAAGACCGGAACGCTAAGGCGCGGAACGCGCGTGGAGTTTGTGCCGTCAAGCATGTCCAGCGCCATCGTCAACACGACGTTCCATGCAGAGTACATCGAGGACGGTACTGACCCTCACCCCATCGTTGCACGTCGAGTGAAGGATTTGTACTTCTGGTGGGAACGAGAGCAGGTCTGGTTCAAAGGCCCAATCGTCAAGCATCCTGGAACGCAAGCGAGACCATTTTTCAAAGCCGCTGGCGAGGTCGGTGGCCATCACCTTGAGCGCGGCATGCAGCGCGCTGTACGTGAGCGCGTGCGCGCGTTCAACCAGGGCGCGTAATGGCGCTCGAATACTCGACCTTTGGCAACGGCGCGACGGTCTTTCCGCTCACGCCGTCGACGACGAACACATTTCTCAAGGACGCCGATCCATCGGTGTACTGGTGCTTGGATTTTTTCGAGCACGTCATCAACCGGTACGTCGGAATAAGACTCGTCGCCGAAGCGGAATCGTGCGGCGCTCCTGTCGACTTTGCCGTTGCTTACGCTCTACCTGACTCGCCCAAGGCTTACCTCACCGAAGAGCAAGCGCGCTTCCCACTTCTTGCCATCGAACGGGTCAAGGATAGCCAAGGGTGGAGCTCTAATTCGTATCGGCACGCCAAGAACGAGTGGCGCCTCCACTACGTGCTGCCTCCTCTGTCACCAGGTCAGCGCGAACGGCTAAAGCCCGCGCTTAGGGTTGTGGCGCGCACCATCGACTCACGCATCGAAGCCGGGTGCGATTCGCAGTGGAACAACAACGCACGCGTTTTCGGCCCTTTGTACGCCAACCTCGAAAGCATCGAGTGCAGCGATGTAACCTATGGCGATTGGGAAGCCGGCGGCGGATTGACCTTCCCAGCGGTCACCATGTCGCTTCTCGTCACCGAGCGCGACATCCCGCAACTCGACGCCTTCGATGACCTCACCGACACGGCGCTCGAAGAGGAAATCGTTGAGTTCCCAAGGCCCGGCGCGGTCAGCGGCATCACGTCGCTCATCACGTCGACGTTAGGGCCTGCGAACAACACCAACCCGTCGAATCTTGACGACCCGCTTACGTTTCTCGCCAACTGCCAAGCGACCGACGTGCCGGGCGACCTTGTCTATGTGTCCGCGCCTCCTGTCGCTGGCATGCAGCAAGTCACACGCGTTGACCCAACCGACTTCGCGAAGATGCCGGCGGTGGGCGTGCTGGTGAGCAAACAAGCCTCGACGCTGTGCACGGTCTGTTATTTCGGCGTCTTGCCGATGCTTGGTCTTACGTCGACCGGGCGCCTTTTCGTCGGTCGCGATGGTCGCCTTACGCCCACGGCGCCGACAGGCCCAATCTTTTTGCAGGTGTTCGGCGTGAGCTTTCAAGCCGACCAACTCCTTGTGCGCCCATCGTTCGAGATGGTGCGCCTCATCTAATGGGCAATCAACAAAACGGTATTTCAAACAGATATGGCATCACGACGTTCTTCCTCTGCTTCGCCTCGTCCACGTACTCGCAAACCAAAGGCCGAAAGCGTTACGGTTGACGCTTTGCAAGCTCCGCTTCCGTCGCACGTCGAAGCGCCCGCGCAGGCGCCCGCGAGCCCCGAGGTTGCATCGCTTTTGACGGAGCTTTCGGGGCCTAGCGTTCTTGACGGACAACTGTATTTCACGCGCGCTGACCTTCACTTTTACGAGCGACGTCAGCTCGAAGCGCAATCGGCTCTCAAAGACATCCAGCTTCACAAGCTGGCAATCGAAAAGGCCAAATCTGATTTTGAAAAGGCCAAGTTGGACTTTGAAGAACGCGTTCGCCAGATGGCGCATCAGCTTGCGCAGGTGACGGCAAACGCCAGAAGCAAGGAGGCCGCGCTTCATCATTTGCAAACGGCCATCGAGCGCAAATACGCCGTCAATCTTCAAAAGGTTCTTTACGACGGCGACACGGGACGAATCACCGTTCAGTCGTAAATCGAAGCTGTTCGATCTTTGAAATTACGTCTAACCCTTCACAAACTGGAGTCTTGCTCATGCCTATTGGAAAGTGTTTGCAGACAACAGGTAATTACGGCGGGCCTCAGTATGGAGCGGATCTGTCAGCTAGTACTTCTGATTTTTGCCTAGAGGCATGGATCAAGGGGGGGGCTTATTGGCGTGAAACAAGAACCGGCGTATTCCAAATTGGAACAAGTCCAGGTTCGGGGGTTTGCGTCGGATTTATGTTCGACCCTACCGTCGGCATGAGTGGAGTGATCGCAAACAACGGCACTCAGTTGCATGCTCTTGGTGCTGGCAATCGAGCCAGCTTTACGACTCATCCGACGGAGTCGTTTTGGGTCGTTGGGCCTGATACGTGGGTACATTACGCATTAGTCAGAAGTGGAACATCGCTAAAGCTTTATGTGAATGGCGCTATGGCAGCCTCTACGACCATCGACGCAAACCAGTCGGTAGGAGGTGGGAGGCTTTCCTTTGGCGGCAACACGGTGCAGAATTTGGGGCAGGAACATCGCGGAGTCTTAATCGACGATTTGCGGTGGACGGTGGGAGCACCGGTATACACGGCTAATTTTAGTGCACCATCGGCGCCTCTCGCGGATATCGCGGGTTCGACGAAGTTGCTGCTTAAGTTTGACGATGACAACACCGCTTTTACAAACTCGTCTGCGAGCGGCATCGACCTTAGTTTTTCCTTTCCATCGGGTTTTGAAATCATTGATACGGGTTGGGAGCCCGATTTGCTCCGTCGATTTGTCGCCGACTCTCCGTATGAGGCAGGCGGCGGCGGTGGCGGCGGAGGCGGCGGCGGTGGCGGAAACCTTCGCAAACCCTTGTTCATCGGCGCCGACGGTAAGCCCGTGGAAATGCAAGCGACCGATAGCATTCAGCTCGGTGCATTGTCGCTCACGGGCGCCCTCGCGATGGGGTCGAACAAGATCACCGGCATCGCGCAAGCCTCCGCATCTGGTGACATCCTGGCGTGGGGCCGTAACGCAAGCATCGCCGACCTAACGATCACCGGCGCGCTTGGTGCATCTCTTGATGCGGGCGCGTTCAAAATCACAAACATCGCCGACCCAACGTCTGCACAGGACGCTGCATCGAAAGCGTACGTTGACCAGTTCAAGCAATCGCTTGATTTCAAGGATTCCGTTCGCGCGATAGCCGTTTCGGGCATCACGCTAAGCGGACTTCAAACGATTGACGGCGTAAGCCTTGCGGCTGGCGACAGAGTGCTCGTTGCGGGCAACGGCGCAGCCTCTGGCATTTACGTCGCTGCATCTGGGTCATGGTCGCGGGCAATCGACGCGGACACCACGGCGAAGCTCGGTCCAGACTCCTTCTGCTTCGTGTCGGAGGGAACGAGCTACGCGGACACCGGATGGGTGATGACGGGCGACGAAGCGTTTACGCTCGGAACAAGCTCGCAAACCTGGGTGCAGTTCTCCGCAAAGGGCGTCACGCTTCCGGGCGTCGCGCTCGAAAAGGTCGGCAACACGCTCAACGTCTTGTTTGCCGATGGCTTGGCCGTCAACGGTTCAAACCAACTTGTCATCGACCTTGCAACTGACCCTGGTCTGCAATTCACGTCGAGCAAATTGGATTTGAAACTCGCAAGCGCTGACCGTCTTGCAAAGGACGCGTCTGGCCTTGACGTTACGGGTTTGCCATCGCCGTTCAAGCTGGACGGCACCTCCGTGTCTTCCAACGTAACGGCGGCAAACCTCGGCACGCTCACGGCGGGAATTGATAGTGACGCCACGAGCTTGCACGAACATCAGCGCGTGGAAGCAGCCTACAGCGGTTCGCTTTCGGTCGGCTCTCCCGTGTACATCTCGGCAAACAACACGGTTGTTGCCGCCGACTCCTCCGACGATGGCAAGCGATGGGTATCCGGCATCGTTCGCGCATCGTCAGGTGGCACGGTGAAAATCGTGTCGAAGGGCGTCTGCCCAAGCGTGCTTTCGGGCGCGACGGCGGGCACGAAATACTACCTCGCAAGCGGCGGCGGGCTTACCGCAACGCAGCCGGCGGCGGGCGAAAACGCCGTTGTGGTCGGTGTTGCCATCAACGCGACTGACCTTGACGTGCGCGTGATCGACCAAGGCAAACGCGCAATCTGATTCGCAAATAGCTTCACCTTACTTGCCTTAGCTGCCCGTCGTCGTCGGTCGTGCGGCAAAGCCGTTATTTCGATCTTTGACATTCAAAAAAAACGTCCTCGGAGGGTTACATGGCGCTTCGTAAACCGATGTTCATGACGGCAGGCGGCTTCGCGGAAGAAATGGCCGCGAGCGATTCAATTGCACTTGGCGCGCTCACCATGAGCGGCGCGATTGCGATGGGGAGCAACAAGATCACCGGGCTGGCCCAAGCCGACAGCTCCGGCGACGCGCTCGCCTGGGGCCAGAACGCCAGCATCGTCAACCTCACCGTCACGGGCGCTCTTCAGGCAGCTCTCGACGCCGGCACGTACAAAATCACCAACCTCGGAAATCCTGCCAGCGCGCAGGATGCGGCCACCAAGTTCTATGTCGACGCCGTCAAGACCGGCCTCGACTTCAAGCAGTCCGTTCGCGCCATTGCCGTCAGCAACATCACGCTGTCAGGCACACAGACCATCGACGGCGTATCTGTCGTCGCTGGTGACCGCGTTCTCGTCGCTGGCCAAACAACCGCCGCCGACAACGGTATCTACGTTGTCGCCGCTGGCTCGTGGTCGCGCTCGGAAGACGCCGACAGCTCCGCCGAGCTGAACGCCGGCGCGTTCTGCTTCGTTGAGGAGGGCTCGTCGTATCATGACACCGGTTGGGTCATGACGGCTGACGAGGTCTTTACCCTCGGCACGACCGCTCAGACCTGGGTGCAGTTCTCGTCTGCCGGTGTTGTTCTCGCTGGCATCGCCCTTGAGAAGAACGGCAACACGCTCAACGTTCTCGAAGGTGACGGTATTGCGGTTGACGGGTCGAACAAACTCGTTGTCGACCTCGCTACCGACCCCGGCTTGCAATTCAGCTCTGGCAAACTTGACCTCAAGCTCGCAAGCGCCGACCGCCTCTCGAAGTCTTCAAGCGGCTTGGATGTCACTGGCGTTCCTTCGCTTTTCAAAATCGCTGGCAGCGCCGTCTCCTCCGACGTCACCGCCGCCAACCTCGGCACCCTCACCGCTGGCATCGAGTCGGATGCCACGTCGCTCCACCAGCACAAGCGCATCGAGGCCGCCTTCTCGGGCTCTGGCCTTGCGGCTGGCGATGCGGTTTACCACTCCGGCAATGACGCCGTTGGCGAAGCCGACGCGGGCGACGACAGCAAGCGTTGGGTGACCGGCGTTGTGCGCGCCTTCGCTTCCGGCACGGCTAAGGTCGTCAGCCACGGCGTTTGCCCAGGCGTGCTCTCGGGCGCGACGGCTGGCGACAAATACTATGTGCAGGACGGCGGCGGCATCGGCACCACGCAGCCCGGCGCTGGAAAAAACCTCATCCTCGTGGGCTTTGCCATGAACGCGAGCGACTTGTTCGTTTCCATCATCGACCAGGGCAAGAAGGCCGCCTGATAGCGACCTGACAACGAAGGCGGGGCATGACTCCCACACGGTCATGCCTCGCCTTTCGTTTGTCTGACGTGATGCGTGCAGTGTGCACGCAACGTTCTTTGAAATCGAAGGGACTCATTTCGGCGATGACTACCGTTTTGCGCGTGCGCGCGAAGGCTGGCCTTGTGCCCGACTTTGAAAACCTGAAAGCCAATCCGCCAATCTACATCGGGCGCGAGTGGTGCAAGGTCGATAACAATCACGCCCTTCGGGCGCGCGTTGAGCCGACGACGATACCGGCTCGCGCTGAGTACGTGCGCGCCGTGCGTGAGGGAGCTCTCGAGCCTTGCGACGAAGCGACGGCCGCCGCGTGCGGCGTTGCGTGGACCCCGACACCAACACCGACCTCCAAAGGCGCGGACGACGCGCAGGCAGGAACTGAAACATGAGCACGATTGTTTTGCCGGGGCTCACCGTCAATGACCCCGTCCCCGGCTCGTACATCAACGTTGGCTTTGCCCAAGGCCAAGCCGCCGGAGCGTCGGCGGTGCGCGATATTCTCATCATTGCGCGCAAGGGTTCGGCGGGTTCGGCCGTCGTCGATTCGATGATTTACGGTCCAACGTCGCAGCCGTCGCTGACGACCGAGGCGGACGCTGATGCGCTGTTGCAAGCTGGTTCGCCGGCGCATCGCATGTGGCGCGAAATTGTGCGCGTCAACCCGTCGGCAAACGTGCACGTGGTTTGCCCCGCTGATGTGTCGGGAGCAAAGGCCACGGGCACCATCACGCTTTCGGGCACGGCAACGAAGGCCGGCACGCTACGCGTCTACATCGACGAAGACACCATTGACATCAGCGTTGCCAAGGATGCGACCGCTGCAAGCGTCGCCGCGATTTTGGAACCAGCCATCAACGCCAAAAAACACCTTGGCGTCGTAGCAAGCGCATCCGGCGCAACCGTTACTCTCACCGACAAGGTTGCAGGGGAACAGGCTCACTTTTCAAAGTTCAAAGCAGCCTTTTTTGAAGTCACCGGCCTCACGGTTACGCCGACGACGGCGACGCGCCTTTCGGGCGGAGACGTCACGGACGTGTCCTACGCCAACGCGCTCGCGACGATAAAGCCGCATCGGTTCTATTACATTGTCACCGAGCAAAGCGCGGCCTACGGCGCGACGGACGGCAGCAATTCAAGCCTTGCCGCCCTTATGGCGCAGGTCGATGAGATGGCTTTGCCACTCAACGGCATTCGTCAACGCGTCTTTGTTGGTTCGACCGACACGCAAGCCAACACGCTTGCATCGGCAGTCGCAACCAACCACGCCCGATGTGAAGTGATTTGGGCGCCTGACAGCGACCGTAGGCCAGAACAAGTCGCCGCCGCCGCCGTTGGCGTCTACAGCTACGAGGAATCGCAAGCCGAGCCACGCGCCAACTTTTCCGGCTACGGCTCCGACGCTGCAACGGCTCGAAACTGGAATCTCAAAGCGCCGCTTTCCGGGCGCGCACTCACTCGCGCGGAAATTGTCGCTGCCCTCAACAACGGTGTGACGCCCGTAGCGGTAGGCGCTCGAGGCATCACGTACATCGTCAAGCGCATCACGTCGTATTGCCGTAACGGTGTGCTGTCAGACTTCCGCATTCGCGACGCGCACAAGGTCACGTTCGCGGACTTCCTTGCCGACGATTGGGACGCGCTCGTCAGTCAGCAGTTCACCGGAAAGAAGATTGGCAACGATCCGGTGATCGGTCAGCGCACGCCGGGGCCTGACGTCGTCACACCCGCCATCTTCCGTTCTGCGTTCATCGGTCTTCTGCGTGTGCACGAAGCGAAGGACCGCATCGAGAACGTCGATCAAACCATCGCGAGCCTCGTCGTGCAGCGCGAGACCACGCCGACGACGCGCCTCAGCGCGCGCGCACAAGTCGACTTCATCGACATTGCCGATCAATTCGCAACCGACATCGCGCAGGTGGCCTAATGAGCACGCAAATTTATACGTTCGCCGAAGTTTACGTCGACGGTCGCAAGCTCATGGAAGAGGCGAGCGTCAAGGTTACGCGCGACTCGAAAGCGCAGCCGGTCAACACGGTAGCGCGCGGGTTTGCCGGAATGTCTCCGGGCGCAAAGGAGCTTATGATTTCCATCGAGTCAGCCGTGCCAGCGTCTGACTTTGAGTTGAACCCTGGTGGGTACATCAAGGCAATGCAGCCGGTGAAGCTGACCATTTTTGCGGGCGGTCGCACGCTCGAAACAAACGGCTTTTTTACCAAGGATGACTTTAGCCATTCGGTGAACGCCGAAGCCAAGTTGTCTTTCGACTTTATGGGCGAGTTCGCCGATTGGACTTGATTAGGTAGTACATGAATTTGCCTCCAAAGGACGTCGCCGCGTCCTCATTGTTTCTCAAGCTCACAAGCGTCACACGACCTCATCGCATCACCGAGATTCCTCGCAAGGGGCCTGACGGCAAACCCGTCGGCGAAGTGGCGCTTGTCGTGCTCACGCAGGAAGAAATGAACGCGGCGGCGGCGGAGGCAGAGAGGCGTACCCGCAAGTTGCTTGGCGCTGACATTCCGAAAAAGGAAGAGGCTCAAGCGGGTTACGCGGACGTGTACAACAACCTCGCGGCTATCGAGATTCTTTTTCGAGCGTGCCGTGATGTTGACGACACGTCAAAAAACGCATTTCGCACGCCGCACGAGATCCAGGCTGGGCTCACAAGCGACGAGGTTGGCGTGATGTTTCACGCGTATCTCACTGTGCAGCAAGAGCTTGGGCCAATCGTCGCCACGATGACCGACGACGAGGTCGAAACCTGGATCACTGTGCTCGCCGAGGGAGGGAGCGCCGACCCTTTAGGTTTGCTCTCATGGGGCGCGCTGACGAACCTGGCGCGTACTATGGCGTGCCGTCTGTACGACTCACGGACGGACAAATCCTCGGATGGATTGCCGCACGACGAAAGCTCCAAACCAAATGAAGCAGAGAACGTAACGGAATAGGTATCGAGTGGGCGAACCAATCCGCGTCGACTTTCAAGCCGGCGGTATTCAGAACGTTCAAGAGGCGTTTCGTACCGTGACCGAAGCTGCATCTGCCATGCAGCGCAAGGTGTTAAGCTCGGCAAAGAGCTTTGAACGGTTTGAAAAAGCCATCGCCGCAGCGATTGAAAAAAGCAACGTCGACGCGTTCAAGAACATCACCGACGCATCTGCCAAGATGCGGAAGCAAGTCAGCGCTGCGACGAAAAGGTGGGCTGATTACGAAAAAGCCGCCGCATCCGCGGTCACTCGCACGCACGAAATGGCTTCCGCTCAACAAACCCTTATTGAGCAGCGCGAGGGTCTAAAGCAGCTTCAACAAGTGCAGCGGTTCTACATGGCCCGCCGCCGCACGGTCGAAGATTCCACGAAGCACATCACCGAACAGGCGCGCCTTCAAAGCGACGCCGTTGTCGATGCTCATAGGCGAGCCACGGAGCGCATCGGACGTTTGCCAGGGTCGTCGACCGTCACATCGGGCGCCGCTGGTGCCATCAAGGGCGGCATCATGAAAGGCTTTGGCACTGTCGCCAATGCTGCAACGATGACCCTTGGTGTGCTTGGCGGCTTTTCGGTGGCCGACTCCGTGCAAAAGGGACTTGAGGACCGTGGCAAGGCCGCTGACCTCGCCAACCAGGCTGGCAACAAAGTGTCCTCAAACGACCTTCGCTCGAGGGCGTCAAGCGTCGCCACACAGTACGGCATGAGCACGGGCGATGTTCTCTCAGGCCTAGACGCATTTGTTGCCAAGAGCGGCGACGTTCTTGCCGGCCTCAAGGGACTTAGCGCGCTTACGGAGCTGGCGACCGCGACCGGCGCCGACATGCGTGAGCTTCTGCAAACCGCCGGCATCGTGCACATGGGCACGGGCGACATGAGCAAGACGCTAATGCAGATGCGTGTTCTTGCTGGCGCGGGCCGTGAGGGCTCGGTCGACATGCGTGAGCTTGCCCAATATGCTGGCCGTATCAGCTCCGGCGCTGCGCAGTTCGAGAACAAGGGTTCCGCGTTCTCGCAGCTGTCCGCCATTGTACAGCAAGCCGCCGCAACCGGTGGTGCTACGGCGGCTCCCGAAGCCACCGAGGCCGTGGTTCGTCTTGCGACCGACATAATCAACAAGCGCGACAAGTTCGAGGCGCTTGGAATCAAGACGATGGACAAGACGGGGAAGTTTCTCCGCGACCCCAAGGAGATCATCAAGGAGACGATCGCGAGGACGAAGGGCGATCCATCTCTGCTTTTAGAAATGTTCGGCCACATGTCCTATCGAGCCGTCGCAGGTTATCAGGACGTGTACAACCGAGCCGGAGGTGGCGCCGCAGGCATGAAGGCGGTTGATGAGGCGTTCAACAAGTTTGAAAACGCCGCACTCTCTGAAACCACGGTGCGTGAAGACGCCGCCAAGCGCATGCAAGAAATTGACAAGCGTCTTGCGTCAACGATGAACGAGCTACGCGAGCGCATTGCTTCCGAGCTCATCCCAGTCATCATCGACATGGTTCCGACCATCAAGGAGCTTATTCCGCAGTTCGCCAAGATGCTCAAGGCAGTGGCTGGCTTTGTGGATTGGGTCATCAAAAACCCGCTATCGGGCGTTGCCACAATGATAGGCGCGAGCGTCGCGAAAGAGCTCGCCGCCGTCGCTATTGGTAACGTTGTGACGAAGGGCATTGAGCGCATGCTTATTGGCACGGCCACGGCAGACGCTGCGGTTGCGACCGCTACGGGCGTCATGTCCAGAGGCATGGTTCCGGCCATCACCGCGACGCTTCCGATGCTTGCCAATCCGATCGGTCTTGCGATTGCTGGAGTTGTCGCCGCTGCTCTCGGCGTGAAGGTTGTTTCGGACATCAAAGACGACAAGGCGAAAAAGGATCTCACCGAGCGACCAAAAGTTGTTTCGGAGATGGTGGATCGACTTGAAAAAAATGAATCACCGACGGGTGAGAAGTACAAAAGCCCAACCAAGAAACTTGCGGCCGCTCAGTCAGCGTTGAAACTTGTTCGTTCGATGGTCGACAGTGAACAAGAACGCGCAAACGAGGCTGGGAGTTGGATTCGTGACGTACTTTCGTCAGCGAATCCAGACAGTAGTTACCCGGCAGAGAAGGCAGCGGAAATAAAGAGTCACAACGAAGCTGCGGCGGCGTTACTGGTTTTCGCTGATAGACTTGAGAGCATCATCAAGAACACTAAGAAGGATGTTGATTCAGACGACGATCCGTTTGGAAATAACACCCCGCTTCTAGTTCAACCGCCCGTAAATGCATCGATACCCATGACGGCAGGGCTAAGGGCTGCGCCATGAGCGACATCTTCACCGTCGCTCTTCTCGAAGCAAAGTTCCGTGATGTGTCGTTCCCCATCACTGATTTTCGCATACAAATCACGCACGACATTGCGCAGCACAAGCGACCTGACCAAGACGGTGGACGGGTTGAGGCGACGGGACGAAACCCGCTTATGTTTTCTGCGTCGATTCCTTTCACCGCGGGCCTAGCTCGAGGTGTGACCGAGAACTGGCCTGACCTGTATCCGGCTCATCACCGGCGCTTTCTTGCCGCTATGGCGGACCGTTCAACGGGCGTGCTCGTGTGCCCTTCGTTTGGTTCGGTCAAGGTCAAGCCAGTGTCTTGCGCCACAAGCATCTCCTCTATCTCTCGCGGAGGTGAGACGGTTTCCGCGGAGTGGATGGAGTATTCCGAGTTCGAGGACGAATCGCAGGCGCTTTTTTCGGAGCGGTCACCTTTGAACGTCGCACTCGACGAGGCAAAGACCATTGACGATGCGCTTGATGGTGTGAGCCTAAAACATCTCGACCCAGATCCTAAATCATCGCTCTTAGATGCGATGAATTTCGTGGCCGCTGTGTTCGACACTGCGACGCTATTAGCCAAGCGCGCGGTGGCCGTCATCGACCGCATCACGTACCGCCTAAACCGCATTCACGAAAGCATCACTGGCCTTATGGACCCGCAGTTCTGGGACGTAAAGCAAAGCGTTCTTCGAATGAGGGACGCGATCATTCGTCTCAAGATGCTCGGAAGCGGCGTGACTAAAGATGTTTCCCTTTACGTCGTGCCGGAGCCTACGACCGTTGGCAACCTAGCCTCACGTCTTCAATCTACGGTGACATCGCTCATTGAGCTCAATCCTGAAATCGTGAAGACGCCCATCATCGACCGTCGCACCGTGGTTCGCTACTACCGCGTTGACGTAAACCCGGGCGTTGTCGCCGCTGTAACGGGCGGCATCTCGCCGCTGGCCACTTTGGTCTAATGGCCGCCGACCTCGACGAGTGCACGCTTCACCTCGACAGTCTCGGCTACAACCTCGACAGGTGGACGCAGTACACATTTCGCACGGACTTCCTGACGCCTGCGGATAGCTTTACGTTTAGCGTAGGCGACCCTGACATTCCTCTTGGCGCTTCTGGTCGTATCGCGCCGGGAATGAAGGTTAGCCTTCTGGTGAACGGCAAACGCGTGTGCACCGGCTACATCGACGAAGTCGCGATGGGCTCGGAGCGGTCAAGCGGCACCGTGTTCGCAGTGTCAGGGCGTGACGTTCTCGGCGACGTAGTCGATAGCAACATCGACCCATACATGACATTCTCGGCTGACCAGTCGCTCATCGACGTCATCGGCAAGGTGCTCGCCCCTTATGGGCTCACGACCATCTCCCTAGACAACGTCGCAGATAGGTCGATTCGCGCAGCCAACCAGTTCGGAACGCCAAAGGGTAAGGGCAACCAAAGCAAGACGAGCAAGTTTGAGCGCAAGGTGGCGTCTGCAAACGCCGCAGGTGGTGCGGAGAAAATTACCGTCAACGCCGCTGCCTTGAAGCATGGCAAGAAGACGGCAAAGCCTACGTCATTCGCCGTTCATCAAGCCAAGCCGTACCCGAGGGAAGGGGCGTACGAATTTCTTGGGCGCCTTGCCAAGCGTGCGGGCCTTCATATTTGGGCCAAAGCTGACGGCACTGGCGTCGTGGTCGGCAAACCGGATTTCGATCAGGAACCAATCTACAACCTAGTGAGACTTCGCGGCCCTGGACGCGGTAGCGCGAACAACATTATCAGCGGCGCTGTTCGTCACGCTCGCACTGACCAGCCATCGGTCATCATTTCCGGCGGTCGCGCGGGTGGTGGTGAGTTCTCGAGGTCGACCATTCGCGCCATCATGGTCAACGAGCTCATCGGCGTTGACGACAATGGCGAGTACGTCGATGCGGTGAAAGCAATTCTAAAGCGCTTTCCAAAGGCGTACGTCATCACCGAAAAAGACTTTGAGGACGGACTCGTTCCCAAGGCACGCAATCCGTATCCGCGAGCAAGGCCGATGTTTTTGGTCGACCCGGAATCAAACAATCTGAAAGAGCTCATCAACTTTACAAAGCGCGAGATGGCTTCACGTCAGTCACGCGCCATCGAGTGCATGTACGTTGTTGCTGGTCACACGTATTTCGGAAAGCCGTGGGCCGTCGACACTACGGTGATCGTGAGCGATGACGTTGCAAACATTCACGAAACGATGTGGATCAAGGGCGTGATGCTCAACAAGTCACGCAGCGGCGGCACGACCACCACGCTAACGCTCATCCGCCCTAACACGCTTCGCCTCTAATGGACTTTCTAGCCTTCAAACCGGTTTGGGATCGCGGAATCGGGATCCTAAATACGGTTCGCGATGCCGCCACCAACACGATTCTCGCCATCCTTGGCGATGAAGATGGCGACGTCACCGAAAGCGTCGAAGCCGAATGGGTGCAGCACATTGGCTTCGCTTCACGACCATCAAAGCCGGAGCGTGACAAGGGCGGCCCGCAGGCGGTCATCTTGCGAGCGAGCGACCGCGATTGCGTGATCGGGAGCCGTGACGTTCGCTGTCACGGGCTTTACGCGAGCCTCGATTATGGCGAAACGTGCATGTATGCGCCGGGCGAAAACGGCAATTCGCAGGGGCGCGTTTTTTTGAAAAAAGACGGCTCGATTCATCTCTACACGCGAGCCGGAAACTCGGGCTCGGGCGATGGGATGACGGTCAGCCTCGACTCGAACGCGAACCGATTAGTAGCCATCAACGGCAAAGGATTCGGCATCATCGCCGACGAAGATGGCGTGACCATCACGGCGGGGAAGGCGGCGCTAACTCTTCGCGCAAGCGGCGACATCGCGCTTGTGGGGTCGGGCACAACGCTTCTTGATGGTTCGGGGGTCATGATTGGCAACGCCGCCGTCTTGACGGCTGTTCGTGGCCCGACGGGCGTTGCAGCGGCGCCGTCGGTCAAAGTCAAAATTGAATGAGTTGCGGATTCCCCACGATAGGCATTCCCGGCTTACCGACTTTGCCGAGCTTGCCTAGCTTGCCTTCCTTAGCTTTCGGCATTCCCATCACGCTGCCTGCATTCGATCCGACGTTGTCGTTGCCTACGTTGCCGATGCCTGGCCTTCCGTTGTTGCCGTCGTTGCCAACGCTTCCGTCCCTTTCGTTCGGCATACCGATCACGTTGCCCGCATTCGACCCGGCGCTTTCGTTGCCGTCGATTGGAATGCCGGGGCTTCCGTTGTTGCCTTCTCTGCCAACGCTTCCGTCACTTCCTTCGCTCACGCTTCCCGAACCATCCTGCCCGCTCTAATGGCGCTCAATCCGCAAACCTTAGCCTCCGCGCTTATTTCGGCGACGGGCGTGCAAGCAACGGACACGGCAGGCCGTGAAGCCATGGCGCGCATGGCGCAAGCCATACACGACTACCTGCTTCAAGCGACGGTCACGGTCGACGTATCGGGCACGGCAGCAACGAGCACCGGACCCGCTCCGGTCACCGGCACCGGGACGGGTGGCCTCACGTGATTGGTGTCGGAAAGTCACCTGTTGGCAAAGCGCCGGCAGGGCTTGGTGTGCCCGATGCAGCACCCTCCAACGCCGGCACATCGCTTGTGGACGCAAACGGTGTGCAGCAATCGACACGCCTCATCGACCCCGTCACCGGGCAATACGTCATCGACGAGCGCGGGAGATACGTTGGCGTTTCGGCCGTTGCACAGCGCGTGCAACTGGCCCTCACGACGACGGTGGGAAGTGCGAGCGTCTATACGCTTGGCATCGACACGCCCGGCGGCGTTATCGGCAACAACTTCGTTTCACGCCGCAGGGCCACCATCCTCCAAGCACTCGCGGGCCTTGTGAAAGAGAAGGCCATCGAGGTCGTCGACATTACGATCGATGCATCCGTTCGCCCCATTTACACGCAAGTTCGTTGGCGTGACCTTACAACTGAAATCGAACAGACCACTCAAATCTAATGGCTGATTTTACGGTCAAATCATCGTCGGACATTCGTGACGATTTCCTGCGCACGTACCGCGCCGGCCTTGTCGGGATTGGCGTTGCGAACCCAAACGTCAGCCAAGGAACCGACACGTACATTTTGGCGCAAGCCATCGGCGATCAGATTGAGGTCGCGATGGCCAACGCGCAGGTCAAAGCCGACCAGGTTATGCCGGACACTGCGACAGGCGACGAGCTTGACGGCATTGCCAACAACATAGGCATGAGCGAACGGCGCGGGGCTGTTGGCGGCGCTGGTAGCGTTATCTTGACCTCGACAGCGAAGACGACGGTGACGGTTGGCGCCGAGCTTGTCGACCAGGCGGGCTTTCGTTTTCGCGTGCTGACAGGCGGCGTCTACGCAAGCGGCGACACGATACCGATCGAAGCCCTCGACACCGGAGCTGCGACCAATCATCCGGCGGGCGATGTTTTCAGGTGGGTCAACCCGCCACCGTTCAGCGACTCGAAGGCCACCGTTGCGACGGGAGGCATCACGGGCGGCGCCGAGGCCGAGGACGACGAGACACTTCGCCAACGCATTTACGATTGGCTACGCAACCCTCCTGCCGCTGGTAACGCGGCGCACGTTGCGCTGCTCGCCGAGCAATCCGACTCGATTGTGCAAAAGGCCTTTGTGTATCCCGGCGTCGCCGGCTCGGGCTCGCTCGCGGTAGCGGTTGTTGGCTACCCAAGCGACACAAGCAAGGGTCGAAGGGTCACCGACGCCGTCGTGGCAAACTCGGTCAAACCTTACATCGACGGGCTCTACCCTGAAGGCGTGTCCACCATCGTCACATCGGTGAATGAGGTGCCGTTCGACGTGTCGATTGCCGTTGCCATCCCCTCATCACCGAAGGCGAGGCCGCCTGGGCCTGGTGGCGGGTGGACCGACGGCGCAACGTGGCCGAAAAACATCAACGGTGCGTCGGATTTTACCGCGCCTGTTTTAGCCGTCGGACCATCGGCAAACGTCACGACATACACCGTGCAGGCGCCAAGCGTGCCCATCGCTGGCGTCACGCAGATTGCTTGGTTATCGCCGTACACCTGGCAGGTGTACACGGCCACCGTGATGACGGCGGAGGTCATCGGCAGCCTTCCAACGGTATCCATCACCCTCGACAAGCCGCTTCCCGGTATCACGGCGGGATGTTTGATTTCGCCAAACGCCACCAACATCGAAACGTACTTCAACGCCGTCATCCAAGCCTTCGCAGCGCTTGGCCCTGGCGAAAAACTGGCGTCGGATTCACCGCTTTACGGTCGTGGGTTCCGTCATCCACCGCCAGCGCAGTCGTGGCCTTATCGCGTGGATGCGGCCATGCTTCGCGCCGTTGTTGTCAGCAGCGACGAGGTACAGGACGCCGCTTTCCTCTATCGCACGCAAGCGACGGCGCCCGATGTGCCGGCAAGTTTGAGCAATGCGCCCAAGATATACATTCCGCGCCACATCGCGATCTACGAGGCCGTCTGATGCCGTTGCCTGATGCATCGAACATAACCAACTACGGGGCGCCAAAGCGCAATTATGAGATTGCCCCGGTCGACCCTGAGACCGACCTCGACGCAATCGAGTACAATCGCCTCGCGTGCGATGTGGCCATGAGTTCGCGCATGGTCGACCGCGTCGAGGTTACCTTTACGGCGGGCGCTACGCCGACGGTTACGAGCTTTGAGGCCGTCTGGAAAAAGACAACGACGACGGTGCCAAGCATTGTCAAAACTGGAACAGGCACCTTTACCTTGACGGTACCGCTATCGGTGCAAGACGAGCTGCAAGGCTCGCACACGGTCAATTTGAAGTCGGCACTAGGCAGCGCCACGGGCCCGCAAGCTAGGCACGTGCAAGCGGCGGCAACGGGCAACGTCATTACCGTCTACGTGTTTGACATGGCTGGAGCATCCGTGGACGCCACGGGCGAGACCTTCGTGGTGCGGGCGCGCTAATGCCAACCTTTGGCGGCTACGCACCGTTCCCGGCAAAGCTCGGAGGCTCTGGGCTGTCGATTGTCAAAGGGCTCACACAAGCCGTTGGCCAGTCGCGCGGGACGGCATTCGTTGCGGCGGAAGGAACAAACGTGTGGGTCGAAAACCACGCTATCGCGCGCGCTATCGCAAGCGTGTGGCACACCAACGCGAAGCTTGCAAAGCTCTACGACCTTCGCTCAACGCCGCTGCTTGCGAGATGGGAAGCCATCTTTGGAATCGTACCGTCACCATCGGCAACGCTTGGCGAACGTCACAAGCGACTCGTGGAGCGCCGGCGGCTCACGGGCTTCGTGCCCACGAGGCAAGCTATCACCGACAAGCTAACGCCGCTCCTTTCGCCTATTCCCTTCGTCATCGAAACGCAGGAATGGAACGACCCCCACGTCGTAAGAAATGACCCCGGCACGTGGCGGGTTGATTGCGACGTTATTGGCGCTCCCATTCCCACTGTCGCGGGGCTCGTGATGCAAGACGTTGTGCTTGATATGGTTGTCACGCAAGCGGGTGATCGCTCGCAAGCTGAGTTAACCGTCGCGTGGACGGTTGGTGACCAAACAGAGCGACAGGTCTTCAAAACCAATGACGTCGTGACTATCGGTCAAACCGGCCTCACGCTTACGTGCCCCGTTGGCAATTACGCGGTCGACACGCACTTCTCATGCAAAGCGCTCGTCGATGGATGGACGTCGTCGGTCGCTCACGTGCAAGTTGTCACAACGCCGCAGGATTGGATGAAGGACGCAGAATACTCGGACATTGCATCGAGCGTTTACGGCTTTCTTGATTCCGTTTTGCCCGCGTGGGTGACGTTTGAGGTCGTACGCGGCGACATATTCCGACTTGATGTGTCTCAAAACCTTGACCGCTTGAAGTTGGCATAAGATGACCATCAACCGAACCAAGCAGGCGGGCTGGAATCAGCTCGACACGTTTACGCACGACGAAGCCAACGCCATCGACACGGCGCTCACCAAGGCGCTTGATAAGACGCCAGCGGGCGACACGCTTAGCGGTCGCATCGTGCTTTCGGGCGGCGGGAGGTTTGCTCAGTCAGTATTTGCAATGCCAAATGCCGACACGACGCTAACGGTTGGCAACGGCAATACCATTGTCGAGATAGGAGCGACGGTCACGGCAAACCGAACGCTCACGCTTTCGACAACGGGCGTCGTGACGGGCGAGGTCATATCCATATTCGCTGACCCAAACTTTGCTTGGACGGTGACGATAACGGCATCGGGTGCGACGTACGCAATCGGCAACGGGCAAAGGGCAGATGGTCCGTGGGCGTCGTTCATCTTTGCAGCGGGCGCGTGGCGGCTTTATCAGCAGGCGCAAGGCTCGAAACTTCGCAAAGAAGAACTGACGAGTACAGCCGCAAATCAAACATGGACGGTCCCATCTGGTGTGACTGAGGTGCTGCTTTACGGTTACGGCGGCGGAGGAGCTGGTGGAGATGGCGGTTTAGGAAATGTTGGTTGGCAAAAGAATGACACAGGTCACATTTTATCGAATGGCGGTGGCGGTGGCGGTGGCGCTTTAGCGCGATGGCAGCGCGCAAGCGTAACGCCTGGCGGCTCTGTGGCGGTCACGATTGGATTGGGTGGCGATCGCGCAAGCAAGCGTGGGGGTGATACGTTGTTTGGATCGGTGCGCTTTCGCGGTGCCGCAGGCGGCACAAACGGACGCAGCGCCACGTCTGTGCGTAGCAACAGAACGCTCGTCGCCAAGCCTGGTGTGCCTTGGGAATTTTGGTTTCACGGCGACGCGCAGAACATCTCGACCGACATCCAATATGATTATCATCGACCTATGCAGTCTGGCGGCATAGGTGGCTTCATCGACGCTGGCTTGCTACCGGCTACTTTCATCTCAGCGGATTACGGTACTGATTCCGAAAACTATGCTGGTGGTGCGCCTGCAAAAAACACCACATTCGTCGCTAACGATACGTTCGTCGGTTGCGGAGGTGGCGGAGGCGCGGGATCGGGAGGCAACGGCGGAGCGGGTGGCGGTGTTAGCTATGTTGATTTGTTGGATTTTGGCAACGGTGTAGACCAGCAATACATGAAGGGGCTCGCCGGCCAGTCAGCAGCTTTCGCCAGCGGCGCTGGAGGTGGGGGCGGGGGCGGCTCTGGCAAATACACAGCGGCAGATGATGTGTCGGGGGGCAACGGCGGCAACGGCGGAAGCGGCAAACTTACCATTTACTTCGTGAAATAAATGCCATCACCAGCATGCACAGTGCGCAGCGGAAGCGGCGCACCTCAAACGACGCCGCCGGTTGCGCAGGTAGCCGTTTCGGCTGAAGTCACCATCGCCCTCGCCGACCCAACCGGTGTCGACGTTTGGTCCATCGCCTGCATCTCGGGCGATGAAACCGCAAACGTTGACACCATCAACGCTGACCTTGTCGTCAACGCGGCGGCAAAGACGGCGACGTTCACGGCGCCTCTTGCGGGCAAGTCGCTCATTTTTGAAAGCGTCGTAAACCGTGGCGCCGACCGATTCGGAAGGCCCGATCCAACGTTGCGAACGACGTTCAAGGTCGCCGTTCCAACCGGCGACGGTTACGTGGTCCTCGCGACGAACGAGACCTATGAACACAACGCAGAGCACGGTTGGACCGGCGTGCTCAATCAAATCATCCGTGGAGGCGCGGGTAGCGGCGGCGGCGGCGCTTCGTTGCCGGCTTACGCCGAAGTTGCGGGTGCGGCTCTCGTCGAAGGAGATGGCGGCGGCACATCGGGCGGCGTTCAGTTTCGCTCCCTAACGCCAGCAGACATCAAACTAAGCGGCACCAACACCGTGCTTGGCACGGATGGAAGCGGCAAGGCAATCTCTCGCAAGGTCACCAAGGATGACGTTGCGACAACGGGGGAAACGGCCACAAACAAAGCGCTCGTCACCAACGGCTCAGGTGGTGCGGCGTTTCGACAATTACGCCTAAGCGATCTTGCTCCCGATTTCGGGATTGCCACGTTCACCTCAAATCTCACCGCTACAGTCGCGCGCGGTACGCTCTTCACGGGAACCACGTTTGCGGCAACGTACAACAACGGAGTGCCCGAAACTGCAACCATCACCAAGACGGATACGGGCTCGACAAACGGAAGCGACACGGACCTCACCATCTCCTTCGCAACGCCGTTCGCCTCGGCATCCACGACAGGCACGCTGACACGGCTCGGAACCGATATCGGAACAGACCCCGTTGTCACATTTACGCTTTCGGCGACCGACAACGATACGGGCGTCACGGCAAGCAAGACACTAAGCGTAACGTTCACGAGTCACGTGTATTGGGGCAAATCAACCGCTTCGTCAGTCGCTGGAACGGATGTGTACAACAACGCCTTGCAGTCAGGATTTAGCGAGGCGCTTTCGGCGACGAAAACGCAAACGCAAACCATTTCGGCGTCGAGTCAATACGTGTATTTCCTTTGGCCGAACGCCTCGCCGTACACGAGTGCCTCGCCTTCGTTTGTCGACAACAACACCGGTTTTGCTTTCGACATGCAGGCGCAAGGGTCGACTGTCAGCATCACGCGTAATGGTGTGACGCGTACCTATGCGGTTTGGCGAAGCGTTGAAAAGCTCACTGGCACATTCCAGGTGAAGGTTAGCTAATGGCTGAGAAGGGTTTGACGTTTACGCCAACGGCAGCGGGCGCGTTCCCCGACGGTTTCGCCAACCGTTTGGAAGGTGGCATTCACGTTGTCGCCAACATTGCGGCTCGCGACGGCATCGCAAGTTACAGGCTCCTGCAAGGGATGCTCGTGCACGTAATTGCTGACGGGTGCGTGTACCGACTTACGACGGTTTCGCCTATGGATTGGCAAAAAATCGTCGTGGCGCCGGCACCAGGCGATGATGGCAAGGTACTCACCGTCGCAAGCGGGGAGCCATCTTGGCAAATCCTCAACGCGTTGCCGTCGGGGGGAGCGTCAGGCAAGTTTCTTGGCTACGGCAGCAACGAGGCTGAGTGGAAAACCGGCTACCTGCCAAGCTACGCGCTCCCGGCCATCACAGGTAGTGACGCGCGAAAACTGTTTTATGTCGACAACACCGGGGCGGCGGCACTCACTCCGCAAGGTGCAGACGGCACGTTTCTCTACGTAAAGAACACAAGCGGAACCCTATCTGTCGATTGGCGTTCCATTTCAGAGGTTCCTTCGGCCGTTTCGGGCGACGAAGGCAAAGTGCTACGCGTCGCCGCGTCTGGCACGCCAGCGTTCGCTTACCCGCTTTCAAAGCGGATGAACATCCTCGGAAGCACCGCCACCAACGACACCGCAACTTATGCCGTTGTTGGATCGATAGCGTTCGACAAGTCGCTTCTTGACGTACGCGCCGGCCAAAGCATCTCGCTGCGCTACATGCTCGAAACGAGTAACGCAAGCAACGCGGCGAAGGTCCGGTTGTTCAACAAGACGGCAAACACCATCGTCGGTGCAGAGCAAACAACCACGTCGACGAGCGCCACATCGCCGACGACGTACAACGTTCACGCAACGCTGAACGCCCTAGCGTCGGAGACCGTGCTCGAAGTACAAATTTGCCTGACGACCGACGCAAGCGCGGACGGGTCGGCACTTGTCACGCTCAAGGCGGCGTGGATTGAAGCTGCATGAAGCGCAAAGTCTACAAGATGCGCGGCTACCGCGCAGCATCGAGCGAGTATGTCACATGGACGTCGACGGGAACGCCGAGCTCTTCACCACCGTCAGGACCCTACGCTGGCGAGACTCTATCGAACACTGTCATTGATTGTGCCGTCACCCGCATCGTCCCAACCATCACAGCCATCACTCCGACAGTAGCTCTTAGAGGCAGCGGTAGCGTAGCGATTGAAATCACAGGAACCGATTTCTTTCCAACGTCGAAAATCTATGTCGATGGCGACGAGTTGGTTACAACGTTCGTGAGCGGCAACACCCTGCAAGCGACCATTCCAAGCGCCAAAACGTCAAGCTACGGGCAACGCCAAGTCACCGTAGTAACTCCAAACGTGCGCCGCGCAAATCCTATCGGTGGCACGAGCAACGCCATCAGCTTCGATGTCGGCGTGGGCGCAACGAGCATCACACCAGCAGCGTTGACACGCTTTTCAGGAACATCCAACACTGTCACCGTTGGAACCGACATCATTCTCACCGCGCCTATTAGCGCCCGCTACATCCTGCCTGACGGTACGGTGTTGACTGGAACGGCTGACGTCGTCGGGGAAACAAGCGCACTTTGTTACGTGCCTGAACAAGCCATCGACGAAACCGGCACGGTTACGGTGCAAGTGTTTGCAGAGGGAGCGTATTCCCAAATCAAAACATTTGCAGTCAATAACCCGTCGTGGCTTGGTGGCGAATACCGCGCCGACAGAGGCATTGTGGTGGTAAGCGGAACGACGCGGGTTAGCGCTTGGCAAAACGTTGAGGGCAACACGGACACAAATCGGCATCTCGCTCAAGCGCTCGCGAACAGGCAACCAACACTTGTGTCCAGCAACGTTGAGTTCAACGGTCGCCCCACAATTCAATTCGACCGCGACGGCGCAAACACCTACGATTGGATGGCCTCGGGTGTTTGGAACGATACGGGCAATCCGATACATGCACCATGCAATCATTGGATGGTTGCCAAAAATACCGTAAACAGCGCGGTTGCTGGGACGACGTTTTCGGCGCTCAGTGGTCTGAACGCGTCTTACTCGCACGGTTTCGGCGTAACGACGGCAAGTGGTTCGGCGAAAATATACAGCAAGGCGGCTACGACTCCATGGCCAACCATCGAAGCAACGTGGGCAGCCCCTACCGTCGTCGGAATGTTGTTCAACGGTAACACGAGTCGTGTCTATGCCAACGCGTCTAGCTCTTATGCCAGTGTTGCGCTTAGTACGTTTGGGGGCGGCCTCCTGTATACCAGCTACCTATCGAGCAACACGGCGTCAGGTGTCGAGCCAACAAACACGCAAGTTGGTGTGTCACGTCTAACGGATGCGGTGGGAAGTTGGAACGGCCCGATCGCCCACATCTTGCTATCTCGCTCAAAAGTGGAAGACACCGAGAACGCCCACGTCATGCGTTACCTCGGTCGACGCTACGGAATCACCATCACATGAGCCATTACGTCATTGGTGCGCGCGAAACCATCGAGCTTCTCGCCGACGAGATCCACAAGCGTCTCGGGTATCCAAAGTTCGGAATGCATTACGATACAGGCGAATGCATCCTCCCGGAGCCCGGACAAGACCCGGGCACTGTGTTTGGCGTCACGCTCGGATATTCCGAAGTCACTACAAGCTCAAAACACGATGACGTTGCCGCTTACGTGGCTGACGACGTTACGACGCCCATCATCGACGAGCTTCGCAACGATGCAACCTTTGCACTGATTTCCGCCCCTTCCGAGCTGCCTAGCAACTGGTGACGTAACGCCACGCAAGGCCGCTCCGCACGAAAGGCGAGCACATGGCCGAGCAAGATGACGTTACCAAGGGCTTCGTTCGCCTTGAGTTGCTTATTCAGCAGCTTGGCCGCGACATGGAGCGACGGATGGTGCCGCTCGAAGCCACCGTGCGAACCATTGGCACGGAGGTCGCCACGCTTCGTTCTCGTTACGCAGCCCTCGAAGAACGCATCGGGCACGTGCAAGAAACCGCGCACGGCGCTATGCGAAAAGCCGAGGACTCGGTCACGGAAGTTCAATCCATGGGCACGGGGCTCATCAACCACATCGACCGCACCGAAAAGGCACGCGTTGAGGCCTCGAAGGCTCACGCGAAACGCTTCGATGCGCATCACGATTCCCTTCGCAAACAGGCGGAGGCAATCGGTTCACTGCAACGCAACATCAACCATCGCGGGCAAACGTCCACGATTCTGATGATTGTGTCGATGGTGCTTATCCCGGCAATTACGGCATCGGCAATTGCGCTCATTCAAGAGCTGAAGACGACGAAACTGATGGAGGTTCGGCCGTGAAGGAATTGAAGCTGAGTTGGCCCATCGTCGTCTTGATTCTCTTCGTAACGACGCTTGTTCTCGTGTTGCTTGCGTGGCTTATTCAAACCGGAAAGGCCAGCGCAAGCGTGCTCCTTGCCCCGCTATCAAGCCTCGTGGTTGGCGCGTCCGCTTACGTGGTCGGCCTTATGCGAACGCCACCATGGATGGACGAAGGCAATATGCCGATTCCTCCCGAGCCGAGGGCGCCAATGATTCCAACCCCGCCACCGCCCGCGTGGGGCATGAGCAAAGATGAGTCTAAAGATTGACCATGAGCTGGTGCGATTCGTTTTGCTTGTCGTTTGCAGCGTTGCGGCGGGGGCGTGGGCAGCTTGCGTCCTCTCATCCTGCGCGCCCAGAAAGCCCTACGACTGCGCATGGAAGTTCAGGCAAGAGATGCTTGCCTGCGTCAAGCACAACACCCGTGACGAGTACGAAGCGTGTCGAGAAGGCGTCGAAATTCGATGGGGATACCCTCATGATTAATTCCTCGACCGTGCAGGCGCTCGTACGGTGGATACTCGACCGCTCACGCGACGGCGCGGCGTTCATGATTTCGGAACTTGTCGACATTCTCGGAGCGCAAACCGTTCGCGATTATGTCGATGCGTTCGACGAGGCACGCAAAGACGCCGACCGTCTCGCCGATGACAAGTTTGGGCCCAAGGACAAGTAGTGCACACTGAGCAAAGCGTCCTGTGGTCCTCCTACGACCGATGGGAAGGGCCTGTCGTCTACGGCAAGTGCCCGTACACCGTCGACCCGAAGACGGCCACGTGGAACGAACGCGTGATGCACATCGTGTCGGCGACGGAAGGGAACCTTGATTCCGTAAACATGTACGACCGCGCGATTTGTTCGGTGGGCGTCATCCAGTTCACCGAACTGACAAATCAGAACGTCAGCAACATGCTTGGCGCCGTAGCCGAAAAGGCTCCGCAAGCCCTTTCGCATCTTACCGGCGTCATGAAGGAAGCCGGCGTGACGTTCGCAAAAAAGCCCACCGGCTTTTGGCGCTTTCGCAGAGGCGATGCGTGGTTCGATGGCGTCGACCAAATGCGCCACCTATTCCTTCGTGGCGCCGGCCTACGAGGCACGTGGGGACCAGAACAGCGGGCGTATGCCAAACGCTGGTGCGCCTCGATTGCCAACGTTTTCACGTCCCTCGAAGCGCAACGTGTGCAGGTCGACTTTACCGCCTCGCGAATCGAATCGTTTGCCCTTGAGCCAGCACGACGGCTGCTATGGGATGGCACCAACGATGGTAATGATGGCTATCACGGCGCCATCCGTGCGGCGTTCCAAAGCTACGCCATCAACTTGCCGGCGGTCGCTAGCAAGTGCGCTCTATCGTGCAAGTCGACCGCACCCAAGTGGAGCGAAGCGTGGGCAATCGACATGCTGCGCACGTTCGTTGTCGACTCCAAAGTTGCCATTTGGCCCGACCGTTACGACCGCATACGTCCTCGACTGGAATCTCACTTTGCCGTCAATCTGCCTGACTTTGCCGAGGACCTTCGTGCCGCAAGCGATGGCCTCGACTCAATACGCGCCATTCAACGCGCGCTGCTTAAGCTTGGCTTCGATCCCGGCCCGATTGATGGGGTATGGGGCGCAAAATCCAAGGCAGCCGTGCGCGACTACCAACGGGCGCGGGGGCTGGAAGATGATGGCCACGTCGGGCCGATCACGCGCGCTAAATTGCGATTCGACCTCGACGCCAACATGCCTTAGAAACGGGCCTTAGCGCGTGAGTGTGCCGCGTGCATTCAGCATGACAAATCAAATCTCAAACGTTTGATTTGCCACCGCTGCGTTCACGCTTCGTGCTCACGCACGGAGACCCTATGGACTTGATTGATTACGTTTTAGCTTTTCTGCTTTCCGCCGTGCCGCCATCGCATCACGCAACCGTCGAACCCGTATCCGTTACGCTAGATCGGTATGGCAGCATTGCCGAAGACATCGCGATGGTGGCAAGCGACCCCAGCGTGGAGCCGCTTTACAGTGGCCGCGACGGGCGAGCGAAAACCGCCATTGTCCTAGCCTCGGTTGCGGCGAGCGAAAGCATGCTCCGGGGCGATGTGGACCGCTGTGAAGTCACCGGCGACGGGGGCAAGTCGGTGAGCCTTTTCCAGCTCCAACGGGCAAACCAATCGGTGTGCACCGACCGCCAAGAAGCGGCGCGCGTGGCGCTAGAACGCGTTAGGGCAAGCATGGTGCAGTGTCGCAAGGCACCGGCCCCCGAACGCCTTGCCGCGTACGTGTCGGGGCGCTGCGACAGGGCCGTCGGAGAGAGTCGGCGGCGCCTCGAAAAAGTGACGAAGTGGCTGCGGCGCTATCCCGTTTTAGACGCGCCAAATACCGAAATGCAGTAGGGTTCCTTTTGGAACTGCTCCTGCGTTCGAATCGGAAGACGGTCGGGCTCACGCCCGGCCGTTTTTTTCATTTTGTCGCCATGAATCTAGCAACACTTGCCACGATTGCCCGATTAGCAAGCATGAGCCGATCAGACCTTGTACGTGCGTTTCACGCTCTCGACGCCTTGGGATGGGAACCGACCGACCCCCGATACCTGGAACTTGAGGCGGCGTTGATTGCCGCCCGCATACGCATCGACAAACGGGAACGAAAACGCCACTAGCCGGCTTTTGCGATGCCACGAAGCAACGGTAGATGCCTAATCTTGCGAATGCCTTGGTGTTCGATTTGCCTCGCACGCTCCCTCGTGATGCCCATGACATCACCCACCTCGTCGATGGTCATTCCTTCGCGCTTCGTAAGGTCAAGTGCGCACGTTGCTGGGACCTCGTCAACGTCGAGCCCGTAATGGTTGATGTGCAAACCGCCGCTCAAGGTCACGTCTAAATAAAGGTGGTGACGGCACGACACCCACGGGCAAGGCCGAGGCCCGTACTCGCAATCTGCGCGCGTCACCGGCCTTTCCACGTCGGGGTAGGGCGACGGCAGCGCCCTGGCGCGTTCCATGTCGCGTCGGGAGATTGTCTTGCCTCTCCGAGTGTGCGCCGGCAGGTCGGCGTAGATGGGATGAGTTACGTTCCGCGTTCGCGCCACGACGGGCCACTTTACTTTTTTCGATCGTCAAATTGGCAATGAAAGCGACATCTCAAGCCGCAAAATACAAAGGCGATAAGCATCGCTCATCGCCCATGTTCCAGCGTGAAGTTCTCCAAGCGGTCAGATGCGCATCGGCATTATGACGAATTGAAAAGATGCGCCTTCGTTGGGTGACACCAAGACTGGCGAAAGTGGATTTGACGCCATAAAGCCAAGGCGAACAACGTCATCATCAAGTGACTCAAGGCAGTCGCTCAGATACTCACCCGAAAGGCCGATCGTTGCCTTTTCGCCGTCGTAGTCGCACGTCACGTCATCGGCGCCGTCTCCTTCGGGCGTTTGCGATGCGACGTGTACTAGGTTGTTTTCGACGATGAGCCTGATGCCTTTTGTCTTTTCGTGCGCCGCGACGAGCACGGCACGAACGGCATCTAGAAGCATCGTGCGCGGCACCGTCAACGCCTCCGATGGTTTGGGTACGACCTGCTCGTAAGGTGGAAACTTTCCGTCGGTGATTCGGCTTGTGAGCGTGTAGTTTCCTACCTTCGCCAAAAACGTCTGCGATGTGCTTGCTACCTGCACCGCGTCGTCGCTTCCAAGCGCGCTAACGATGGCATGCATGCGATCAACCGCGACCTTCGGGAGCAAGGTGGCGAACGACCCTTGTGCGTCCCCCGTGTCCGCGTCGGAAATCGATAAACGATGGCCGTCGGTCGCAACGAAGCGAATCCGCGAGCCTTGCCACTCGAGGAGCGTGGCATGCAGGTGTGCGCGCGTATCGTCGTCTGACATGGCGTAGCGGGTTCGGCGCGTCAGCGTGCGCCATGTGGAAGCCGTGAGCGCGTGCCACGGAAGTTCGTCGTCAACTTGCCCACGTGGTGCATCGTCGGCTGACATGCCGGCAAGCGTGTAGCGACGGCTGCTTGCGACGCTGCGTAGGATGACGCTTGTGTCTTTGGTTTCGATAGACACCATCCCATCGGGCATGGCCTTCACGCGGTCAAGGACGTCCTTGCATGGCAAGGCAATCGCGCCCTTGTCGGCAACGTCAGCGGTGAGGGTGCACGCGAGAGACACCACGCCGTTTTCTGCACCGACACGAACCGTAGACGGCCCATCAACGGCAAAGACGACCATGCGAAAAGGAGCGTGATGAGCCTTGGGCTCAGCCACGCCGTTCATGCGATTGAGCGACTCGACCAGTTCTTTTTTTGAAATAACGAACTTCATGGTCAAAATGGAATGTCGCCGATGTCATTTTCATAAGTATCTTGACGCTTGGCAGTTGGCTTTACCCGCTCATACTTTTGAACAACGGCACTATTGAGATCAAAAATGGAAGCACTTTGAGCTTTAGCCCCTTCCGTTGGCGTTAGGCTTCTGAGGTGTTCCAACGTGTAGATCGTTCGTGGCCCTTCGCCACGTCGCTGCAAGCGCCAAAGGCCTCCCCACAAATTACCTGCATCGTTTGCCCTTTTTAGCTCTTCCGCAAACTGTAGGGATGCTCCAAACAGCTTGGTTTCGCCAGCCTCAAACGAATAGACGTTTGCGTATACCCTAAAGCGCTTGTCTTTATCGGCGTGCTTGCCTTCAACAAAAGGTACAAATTTGTTTTCTTCATAAACCACGTATGCAGCCTTCACATCGTTTCCCACAAATGCAACGTCTGCACGGTCTCCATCCTTTTCCAACCTTAGATACAGACCACCTTCCTTCTTTGAAGGTTTTGTCGACGTCGACAGCATTGTCATCATCTCATTCCAGCCATTCATGGCTTTACCCTCCTACATTGTTTTATCGCTTCACTTTTGTCTCTCGAATAGTCATCACCGTGATGACGTCAGTGCACGCGTTGACTTCGTCCTCGGTTGCTCCGAGGCGGCGTGCAAGCTCTGCGACGCGGTCAGCGTCAAACACTTTGGCGGTGGCCAGTTCCTCGTCAGTGGCGCCACGTTCGGCGGCAATGCTTGCCAGCGCATCCACGTCCACTTTGCGGCGTTCGGATGTAAATTGCCGTAACTCTTTGCCTTGAGGCAACGGAATGGGAGCTTGGCGCGCAAGTGCCTTTAGGCCGTCGTCAATCACCTCGACGTGACGCTTGATGACTTTCAGGCGCGTGTACACGTCACCGGCCTCGTGAGGCGTCAACGTGGCAACCTTGGCCTTTAGGTCATCGATGGTGCCCGTAAGCTGACGAGCAAGCCCAACGTGCGCCGGGCACGACGCCATGGCGGGGCAATAGCGGCAATGGTCGCCCATCTTGACGTTCGGCACGGAGCCGGATGCAAGTAGTTCGCGCGCTGCAAGCGTTTGCGCGTGTGCCGTGTGCACGTCGTCGACGAATGCGTCGAGTTCTAGCGCCGTGAACACGGCCGAATCGACGCGGATGCCCCCATCGTCAAACAGGTAGACGATACGCCCCTCGACTTCATACTCATCGTGCATTTGCATAGCGCATGCAGCGGCGAATTTGATTTGCGCGTTATCGCGCGCGGGCGTCACGTCTTGCCCCGTCTTCCAGTCAATGACGATTGGGCGCCCATAGGCTTCGTACCTGTCATCGACGGCTTCGACATCTGTCGAACCAGCAACGTGCGCATCATCAACGTCGTAGTTGCGCCCGATGTTGTAGCCGAGGCGCGAGGCTTTACCCGTCGGCGCGTGTAGCGCGTACGCCGGCTCTGCCTTGGCGTGGTTTAGCTTCGTCAACAGCCGCGAAAGCGGAATGCGGCTGCATCGCGCACGGTGCTCCTCTGGCACGAGCACCAAAGCGTCATCAGCCGTCGACCCGCCAATCACACGAGCCAAATACTCGTGGACCACGGAGCCACGTTCAGCGGCTTTTGATGTGGTGCTAACGGTCGGCAGTACCGCGCTTGCTGGGCAATGGAGAACGCGCTCAAGCGCTGACGCCGTGATGATGGGCCTACGCATGCGCGTCCTTTCGCGTCGCTTTGGCGCGCTCTGAGTAGGCAAATTGCAGTCTCTTGCGATCGTCGTCGCTCACGGTGCCGGAGTCGATTGCGTCCTTGATGACCTTGCGAAGTTCGGCAAGGTTCGCATCCTCGGCATAAATTCGCCCCAGAAGTTCGTCGGCGACGGACACAGCTTCATCAGATAGATGGGCCGCAACCTTTGGCACATCGTCGACCTTCTCGCCGTCAAGCCAGCCGAGAAGCGTGTCAGCAAAGTCTTCGGTGCACGGCGTAGCGACGTAACCTTGAAGCGCGCTGCATCGGGTCTTGGTGACCACAAAGCGATTGGTGGGGTCAAGTTCGGCAACGACGTCAAATTCGTACTCCACGCCGTCACGCTGGACGGCACCCATGCCAATCTTTCGCGGCGTCTTTTTCCCACGTTCATCTTCTTCAAGCACATACTCCTGCTTGGCGCGCAACGTGGCAATCACGTGCATCTTGCAACTAACGATGGCGTCGATCAGCGCGTTGTGCGCGGGCGTGACGCTTCGCCATGCGGTGTAAGAGTTGCCGGCTCGCGACGAAGCGGAAATTTTGTCCACCATCTCGAGGGCGCCGCCGCGCCCCATCCACTCGTGAGAAAGGCTATCGATGACAAGCACCGAGTAGCCGGCGGCCTCTGCGGCTTTGAGGATTTTCACGTAGGTTTGCGGGCTGAAATCCTCCGGCTCGCAAACATCGAAAGGAAACTTGTCGGCGTACTTGCTGGCGCTTCCTCGCTCCGAATCGAGCACGGCCACTTTGTTGCCTTGGGCCAGGCGATGAGCGATGCGAAGGGCTGTGTATGTCTTGCCACTGCCGGATGGGCCGACGAGGGAGAGGCGTAGCTTCGATTCCTTCTTGGTTGCCTTGGTAAACATCATGCCTCCTGAAATCCGTCGTAGACGGCCATGTTTGCAAAGCGTGCATGCGCCGCGTGGGCAGCGAGATCCATCTGGGCACCGTCAAGTGCCGTCATGGCTCGCCGGTATTCGTCGGCGGCGGCGTCGGCGCTGAGGCTCAGGTGAGCCCATTGGGTATCGAGCTCACGGAGGAGAGAACGTAGCGGCGGGGCGCGATCATCAAGCAGGGAGGCCACAGCCACGCGGTACGCGTTCGCGACTATTTGACGGCATTCGCAAATCTTGAAAGCTACGCGCGCGTTTGCCTCGCACGACGCAAAGATCACAAGCGCGTCGAGATTGCGAAGCGCGAGCTCGTTCAGCACCCCTTCGTCCAACGCAAGGCCGGCGGCATACAACGACGCCAGAAAACGATGCGCCATCACAACATCGGGGGAGGATTGCAGCTCATCAACAAGCGACTGCAATCGACTAACGCGCCCTGAGCCTTGGCACCGCTCGCACGGTTTTCGTGTCTCGCGCGGATGACAGTCGCCTGGTTTGCCGACGCCTCGGCATGGTTCGTTGACCCAACCGTGTTCACCGGTGAGAAACCCCGTCCCCTCGCAATCGTCGCAATCCACCGCGCTGCTCCCATCATCCTCGCAACCATCGCCTCAAATGGCCGATGTATGTACGTCAGACGAATCGCAATCTGTTGCGAATCAACAACGTAGTCAACACGCAAGAGCGAAAGTGCGCATAAACAGCGGAAAAACTGAGACAATCGTCACTGGTGACGATGGATAAATGCAACCGCCTAACAACGACGGGGGAAAATTGAATGTGGAAATCGACGTCGAAAATCCGCGCACGAGACGGTGTTTCTTCCAACGACTGGGCCGTGATAGCGCGCGCCTGTGCGCGGTTTATGACGGAAATCGTGCACGTCAAAACAGAGGACATTCGTGTTCGCGCGTTGCGCGAGCTTGTCATGGTTGCGTGGAGGCACGCGCGCAATCAGTCGCCAACAGACTAGCGGCGGCGTTTCTTTGGGTCGGCAAGGCCAGCGCGTTGTAGGTGCGAGGTCAAAGTTTTAACCGCATCGATGACCGATTCGTCAAACGGCACATCGGTAACGCCATGCTCACGCGCGATGCGGTGATAGGTCACTTCGTCGCGTGCTTGTTGCCAGGTGATTCCAACCTTGTTGCCCATATTGGCACGAGCGTTGTCCACGTCCTCCACCGTTGCGCCGTCAAGCATGGCGGCGGCGGCGCCTACGTCAAACGGTCCCATTTCCGCGGACTCGGTGGCCTTCGGCAAACCTTCGCCAAGAATCACCCACATCAAGCTCACGCCGGTTTCCTTGGCAAACCGCGCTAGAAAAACAGGGTCAGGGGCACCGGTCTCTCCCGCAGTGAGGCGCGACACCCATGATGCGTCGGTTCCGATGCGCCTAGCTATCTCGCGAGCCGACAGATCGCAGGAGCGCAACGCCCACGCGGCTCGTTCGTTGATGGTTTTCACGGCCTTTTCCCCCATTGTGGCCTTCCTAAGAAAATTGCATGTTGACTTATTTGCTGGTGCGCAACACCCTGGCGCGCGTGCAACACCCTAAGGATCCTACAAGCGTTGGCGCTCGTATGTTGAGAGCCAAACTGGACGAGCTTGGCTTGACGCATTTGGCCGAGGAAATCAACGTCGCACGGTCGACCGTTTGGCGATGGGCTTGCGACCAAACCATCCCGAGCGTGCACTTTGCAGTCATTTTGCGGGATCTGTACCGGATTCCGATCGATGCGTGGGTAACCGATGCGAGCCCGTCGCGTGAGCGCTGACGGATGGTTTGTGCGCGCGGCGGCGGAAATGGTCGTTGGTGTGCTCATGCGATTGGAAAATTGGATGGTCAATGCGCGGCGTAAAAAGCGCGTCCGCGCCGAGATGGAAAAGAGGTTGAGACTATGAACTGCGATGGTTGCGATCAGGACATCACGTCGCCCAACACCGCGCGCGTCGCGTGGAGCGTTGGGGACTACGCTTTTGGCAAGCGTGCCGCGCAGGGCGTTGTTGTGTTGCACGGCGAGTGCTACCCAAGTTTCTGCACGGTTGTCACCGCCGGCGTGTGGGGCGCCTATCGGCAAACCGCATGGGTGCCGCTGGAATCGTTCGCTGGCGACGGCGACATCATCGCGACGCTTCGACGCTGGAACACGTTCGACGCTTACGATCTTGGCCGATTGCGAATCATCGACGCCGAACGGTACGAACAACGAATCGCCGCCGCGTGGAAACCATCGCGCATCCGGCATGCGTTCACGCGATGGTGGAGGTCCGAACAATGATGGACGGATTACCTGACGAGCTACAAGCCCTGTGGTTCCGTTGCGTCGAGACCGCCATGGACCGGGCGAAAACGGATTTCGTTTCGCAAGTATCGCAAATTTGCGCCCGCCGTTTACTGGCCGCGCTTGAAACCAAGCCAACAAACGACAACGCGCAAGGTCGACTCGTGATTGATGAGGTGACTCAAGCTCGAGCGCGCGCCATATTGAAGCGAGAAAACCCGGCTCTTTATCGTCAGGCGATGGCCATTCGAGCGGAGAAGCGTCGAACCAACGCTGACAGCAAAGTGTCGTCAACTGTCGACCGCGACAAGCTACGCAAGAAGATGGAAGACCTTGGGATGTTGTGAGACCAAGAAGAGGACAACCATGATGCGGGGGATTTACGTCGAAGCGCACGGCCACAAGTGGCGCGTGCGTGGCAAGGTTACGGAAGATGGTCGCGTTCTGAAGAAGACTATCGGCACCTACGACACCGAAGAAGAGGCGCGAGCCGCCGCCGACTTGTGCCGCGACAACAAAAAAGCCGCCGCTCGCCCAACCCGCCGCCTTGCGACGGCTGGAAAAAGCATCATCGAAATTGGTCAGCAGATGCTGGATGAGGAGAACGCCGGCAGGCAACGCCGAAGCGTGTTTCAACACATCGAAGCTGACATCATCGGCAAGATGGACGTGCGCCTCGTTGGACCGCCGGAGGTTTCGGCGTTCAAAGCGCGCCTTTTTGAAAAGAAGGTTACGCGCGTACAAACAAAGAAAAAGGGCAACGCGTGGGTGCGGGATAGTGTCACCCTGGACAAGACGCTTGCCGATCAAACGGTTCGCAACATCGTCAACTTGCTCTCGACGATCTTCCGTTACGCGCGCGAAAAGGGCATCACATCGGGCGATTTGCTCCCCACTCAAAAGCTGACCTGGAAGCGTCGCAAGAAAACGCACCTCGTAGGATGGGCTATGAGGCCCCACGAGCTCGAAGCGTTTTGCAACGCCGTCGACGGTCCCGAAAAGCACATGTTCCGCTTCATCGCTTACACGGGCCTTCGTGCCGGCGAGGCCGCGAGCCTTCACTGGCGTGACGTGGTGACGACGGGCGACGAACCTCACGCGTGGATACGGTACGGCGGACCTCCATCGATGGACCAACGTGGTCAATACGTTTGGCCCCCTACGAAGGGCGGAACGCCGAGGCGCATCCCCCTGTTCGCCGAAGCCATCGAGGCTCTGCACGCGTGGCACACCGAAGCGCAAGAATGGTTCGACGCGGAAGGTCTCCGAAACGAACATCGGCTTGTGTTCCAACGCCAGAAGGGAGGCGTGCGCGACCCTATCCACCTCATCAAGTCGGAGTGCTGGCGCGCGGCTAAGACGAGGGCAAGGCTCGGGAAGAACGTGCGCGTGCACGACCTCCGTCACACTTGCGCGACGTCGCTCCTGCGTGGGTGGTGGGGTCGCCGTTGGAGTGTGAAGGAGGTGCAGCTGATGCTTGGTCACGCCGACCCTCAAACAACCGAACGGTATCTCCATGGGGATGAGGAGATGCTCACCCTGGCAGCTCAGGAGATGGCGGATTTGAAAAATGACGAACAAATCGACAACCTAAAAAACCCGAGAAATATGATCGACCTTTCCCCAAAACCGTCCCCAAGCGCTTCGCTGGACTCTCCTAAGTGCTTGAAATCATTGAGCCGCCTTGGGGATTTGAACCCCAGACCTGCGGTTTACGAAGGCCTAGGGACCCATAATGATTTCAAACAGTTAAGTGCAATTTCGGGGGTGTCGTCGTCCCCATATTTTCCCCACTGGCTTACTGCGCTGAACGCAATTAGGGAAGCCGCTATTTTTGTGTTGGGTGGTTGCGACGACGAAACGCAAGTTCGCATCGCCGCCGAAGTGCTTGCGACGCTGGCGATTGTGTTCGCCACGCTGACGAGTGATGAGGCGCTGAAGTCACAGGCGGAGCGGGTGAAGTCAGCGAGTCAAATCGTGATGACTCGCGAGGCGCTTAGGTTGGCCAACATGGTCGGCGCCGCTTTGGAGCCGCATGCGCATCTCCTCGAAAGGAAGGTGGCGCCATGAATGAGCAAGACCTTTTAGACGCGTGGCGCGTTCTGACCGACGAGCGGCGGAACGTCGTGCGTGAGGCCGTCTTGTTCGCGTTGCGAGCGGAAAAGTTGCATCGCGATATTGCCGATCGAATGCACACGCTCATGGAGCTTGAGCAACGAATGGGCATCTCGGTCGGAGAGGACACGCACGCCGAGACGCCACGGGCGAAGGTGCTCCGTAGGGAGCCGTCATGACCGCGACCTTAAAAGCGCCGTTCCCGTGGTTTGGTGGCAAGTCGCAGGTTGCCCAACGATTGGCACGTCGTCGAATGGAAAGCCAGCGGCGGCTACTCACACATCGGCAAAGGCAAGACGCGCGGGAAAGCCAATTGCTACCGTGAGCGCATTTGGTTTTCGCCACACTGTCAGCCGCCGACGCAGGCCTCCCTCTTTTGAGGCGTAGCGCGCGGTGCCTAACGCCCATCAGGCACCGTGCGCGGTTGTGACGCATCGTGATCACTACCATCGGAGTATGCATTTATGAAGTTACGCAACATCGAACTCTTCCTGAGTGTTCTTGCCGATCTCATCAAATCGGAGGCAGAGGCAACAACGAACACCGTGCAGCCACCGACAAGGCAAGCACTTCGCCAAACGGTGAAGCGCGTACTGTCGAAGCGCGCACAAAACGAGGTCGTGACAGCGAAGGCTGACGAGCCAAAAGCTAAGCGCGGGCGACCCGCCAAAGCTCGACGACCACGGCCAACGAAGCCCTCGAAGACGGACATTGACTCGGCAACCATGACTTTTCTGGACGCGGTACGCGAATCCTCCAACGGTCTTACGGCTGAAGAGCTACGGACGAAAACAGGGCTCTCCACTCCGCGCTTTCGAGTCGTTGCGCGCCGGTTGCGTGAGCAGGGATTGATCGCCGTCGAGGGCACTACCCGCGGGGCTCGTTATACCGCGGCGCCAACCAAGTCGGAGCCGCAACACCTTACCCGTGTCGTGCGACGCAAACCACAGAGCGCCAACACCGTTGCGCCTTCCGCGGTGAACGGTCTTGCCGTTGCGTGACGAATAAAAAAACCGGAGCGCGGTGAGCGCCCCGGTCTCAGGTTCACGCGGGGGGGGGAATGCAATGAACAAGACGAGACTACGCTAACCAGCAACGGGGCGCGAGACCTTTTTTTCGGGTGCGGGTGGTCCATGCTTTACACGACGAGGACGCTTATTGCGTGCGCGGCAATCGTGCGCGAGCGAAGACGACAAAACGCCAAGCACGGCAATCGTGACCTGCCTGACGGCACTGGGGATGCGACCGCGCAACTCTACGCCAGCATCGCACGGCAACGTTGCGACGAACGAACAGAGGCAGGCGTTGTGACGTGGGCCGACGTCCTCATGGAGGAAGTTCTCGAAGCACTCGCCGAAAGCGACGTTACGGCGTTGCGAGCGGAGCTGGTGCAGGTGGCGGCGGTAGCCGTGAAGTGGATTGAGCACATCGACGAGCGGGATGCTCTTCAACACAAGCGAGCAACAGGGGAATCACTGTGATCGACTACAAGCGAGAAGGTTGGATCAAACTTTACAAGCGCGATGTGGAATGGCTTGTGGCCTTGTCGCGTGACGCCGCCATTGTCTTTTTGACGATGGTGGTCCGGTTTGACCATGACGGCGAGTTGCGTCTCGGTCCTAATCCCATGCCCATGCTTGCAACGTTGCTCGGCTTGCCGATTGACGTCGTCGAGAAGGGAATGGATGCGCTTATCGAAGCTCACGTCATTGAGCTCGACGAGGTCAACCGCGTGGTGCGTGACATCACCTTCGTCGACCGTCAGGCAACGCCGTCCAACCATGCAGACCGTCAACGCCGATACCGGGAGCGACAGAAAGAAGATCGTGACGTCACAACGCCGGTCACGGGTGACCGAAGCGGCAACGCCGACCGATGCCGACGGTATCGAGAACGCCGGCGAGTGACCGACATGGTCGCGACACGCGACATGGTCGCGACACGCGACATGGTCGCGACATGCGACACGTTACGTCACGCCGTCACCGACATGCACGACATGCCAAACGACACGTGTCGCGACATGCATGTCGACCATGTCGCGACATGCGACGGGGACCATGTCGCGGATTCATCAAGTCACGAGAAAACAAGTGTTTCGCGGAGAATTGAAAGCGTGACGTCACGCGTGACGCCGAGTGACGTTAAGAAAGAGAAGAAAGAGAAGAAAGAGAAGAGAGAGAAAACCCCCCTTGCCCCCCTGGGGGCATCCGGGACCATCGAGGGTTCGCCGGTCGAGGCTACGCCGGCAGTCGTCGCAGACGCGCAACACACGCACGACCTAGCTGACCAATCTGGTGAAGCGGCAACGTTGCCGGAGGCCAACAACGTGACAGGCCTCGCCGTGACACGAGACGGGGGCAAGAACATCGGGACGCCTTCCGGTTGGGGCAACGCCTCGTCTCAAGAGAATGGGGCGCCGGAAACCCCCTTGCCGGCCCCGCAATCGCTATGTCGCCATGAGCGACCGAAGGCGGTACGGCGGTTCGAGGCATCGTTCGTGGCGGCGGCGTACCAGGAGGCCATCGTGGCGGTCACTGGTGGCCGTTACGTGGTGCCGCGCGAGCAGGTGGCGGTTCTCGATGACGCCCTCGACGAGCATGGGCCTCGTGGCGGTTTGGGGGGTCGCGTCGAGTGGCTTAGGGGTGCGGCGGAGGCGTTTGCTCGCCAGGTTCGGGCGGATGAAGAAAACGCTACGCGCTTTCGCCACGGCTACGACCCGCGAGGTTTTTTGAAGTGGGCCAATGACGGCGGAGTGCGAAAAATTATCGCGGAAGCCAAGGCGAAAAAGGCGCGGGCGGAGGCGGCAAAAACGCCACGTTTCGACCCGCTGACCGAAGAGCTTGAGGCGGCGCAAACGATGTTCGAGCACGTGTCCCGTGGTAGCGACAGTCCGTTCTTTCAAGGCATCACCATCGAGGTAGCGCGCGACCGATTGGCGCGGGCGGAGGCGGCGTACACGGAACGTCATGGCAGCGGCGTGCATCGGGTGGCGGCGTCCTCGTCGCCTGAGGTGACGGCGGAGGCTTCTCATGGTTGACGCTATTCCACCGCATGACCTCGACGCGGAGGCCGCCGTGCTTTCGGCGATTCTAATCGAGGGAACAGGCCAGCAAATCGACGCGTTTGGGTCGCTCTTAGCGCCCGAGAAATTCTACTCCGAAGCGCATCGTCGCGTGTTCGAGGCCATGCTTTCGCTTCATCGCGAGGGGGCGCCCGTCGACATCGTCACAACACTTGCGCGTCTACGGACAACGGGGCGGCTGGCGCAAGTCGGCGGGTCGTCGTACCTGACCGACATTCTTGGCGCCGCACAACATCTTGGCAACGCCGAGGGCTACGCCAAAATCGTTGATACGAAATGGGTGCTACGCACGGCCATCACGGCGGGGCATCGCATCGCCGCCGAGGGATACGCTCTCGAGGGAGGCGCCGAAGATGTTGCAAGCTACCTCGATAGGTCGGCGCAAACGATTTTCGATTGCCAGCAGACGAACGCAAAAGAGCGAACGTGCGAACGCATTGGTGACGTGGCGAAGCGGGCTTTGCAGTCGATGATTTTGCGCCAACAAAACGGAGAAAGCAGCGATGTTGAGCCAACGGGATTCGCTGACCTCGACGAGTACATCGTGGGCTTTCAGCGGGGGCGATTTTACGTGCTTGCCGCGCGCCCTGGCGTTGGCAAGACGGCGCTTGCACTCAACTTTGCCATGCACGTGGCGAGAAGGCGCGAGGCGTCCAGCAAGCCAAAGCACGTCATTTTCTTTTCGCTCGAGATGACCAGCGAGGAGCTTGCTACGCGTGCGATGAGCACCATTGGCAACGTTGACCACATGCGCGTGCAAAAGGTTCGCCTACGTGGCGATGACGTCGGCAGTTTGACGGACGCCGTCAATGAGATGATGCCCGTTACCATGCACGTGTGCGACGATCCGAACGTGTCGCTTTACGGAATGCGAGCGGCGGCGCGGAAGATACGCGCGGACATTGAGCGGAGCGGCGGCGAACTGGCCCTCGTCGTGGTCGACTACCTGCAACTTATCGACTCGCCCGACCGGCGCAAAAGCGAGACGCGTGAGAACGAGGTGGCAAGGCTGTCGCGTGGACTCAAGAAGTTCACAAAAGAGCTTGATTGCGCGGTGCTTGCCTTGGCGCAGCTTAATCGTTCGGTGGAGGAGCGCGTGGGCAAAGCCGCACGGCCACGCCTTAGCGACCTTCGCGAGTCAGGCGCCATTGAGCAGGATGCGAACGTGGTGATGTTCATTCATCGCGTCGACAAGGAAGACGGCGAAAAATCGGAGGCAAAGGAGCACGAAATCATCGTCGCAAAAAACCGAGGCGGGCCGACGGGCACCGTGCGGTTGATGTTCGTGGCGAATCACATGGCGTGGCGCGGTCTTGAGCCATCAGAACGCGACGAAGTTGCACCCGATAGCGTGTTGCACGAGGCCAACGTTGCGCTAAAGCGTGAGCAACCGTCGCAGCCGCGGCATTGGTACGAATTTGATTGAAGAGCGCAAACATGGAATTGAGTCGTCGGGATTTGGAATACGTGAATAGCCTACGAAGGCTGGTTCTTCAGTCGTTCGTGCACGTTGAAACGTCACTCGATGCGGCGGAGAAATTCTGGGCGGAGCGCGCGACCGTAAGCGGGTCGGCGTATGAAATTCTCTGTCGCATTCGCGAGATGCGTTTTGATGCGACGCTACTGAGCGACCACGCGCGCGAGGTGCTGACTTTATTGGACGACGGTGCCGATAACGAATCGGCGGTATGAGTGACGTGAATGCGATTTTGCGAATCGTCGAGAAGTGGAACGATGATTGGCGTCACCGGTTTGAGGAGCGCGTGGCCATCATGATGTTTGATGCGGGCCTGTCGGAACATGAAGCGGTAAAACAGGCCTACGTTGACGCGCTTCGCGTTCGTGGACGGCATACGGCGATCGAGGGGGGATTATGACTGACGAGTCTATGACTTGCCTGTTTGCCGATAGCGACAGGGCGAACGGATACCTTGAGCCTTGGTGTAAGGTGCACAAGCGTGATGCGATCGCATGCCTTCGGAGGCAACACGAGAGGGCAGACATCGCGGAAGCGCGCGCCAAGATTGGCGAGCTTCGTGAACCCACGCAGGCCGAGGGAAACGCGCACGCCATCGATGACGTTTGCTTTGTCGAGTTCGGCAAATGGTTTGGGCAACGTTGCGAGCGTTGTGGCCGATGGATGTTCGATCAGGTTGCATCGGCAGACCAGTGCCAGCGGTGCACATCGCTGGAGGGTTCAGTTCTCAAAGATTTGTTGCACCATAATGGCGTCATCTCGGCAGGAAGGCCGCCGCCATTCGTTCAAGTCGGCATGGTGGTTTTTGAATTGGGAAACCGCGAAAGGCTCTACGTCGTCAGCAGTATCGAGATGGATCCCAACGCACAATCCACGCTGGACATGAACGTGCATCTTCGTGACTTGGAAGAACGTGTGGAGCGCGTTGAGCAGCCGATCTTTTTTGCGCGCTTCGTTCTGGCGTCACCATTCGTCGTCGATGCGCGGTACACCGGGCGATGGCGGTCAAATCATGTTGGTGTTGCGGAGATTGATTTAGAGAACACGATGCATCATCCAGGCGGCGAAACAAGAGTGTGAGGGGGGGATGGA